TGCATAAAAAAGAATTTTGGTGCGGTTACAATTCTAAAAATTACGATACTCAGATTATGAAAGGAATTTTACTTGGTCTTAATCCAAAAGAAGTTTCCGACAAAATTATTGAGGACCATTTGAAAGGTTTTATGATTGATGAAAGGTTTAAGGATAAAATCATTCTTGATTATGATACCGCACCGGGAATTGTGTCATTGAAACAACTTGAAGGATTCATGGGTCATAACATTAAAGAAACTTCCGTTCCTTTTGATATTGGAAGGAAATTGAAAATGGAAGAAATAAAAGAGACCATGAAATATTGTTTGCATGATGTTAGGGAAACAATAGAAGTTTTCAGAAAAACAATTTTCAAGTTTGAGAGTCAAATGGATTTAATTAATACATTTGGTTTGGATACAAATTTGATTTCATTGACACAGGCCCAATTGACCGCAAATATTTTGGGTTGTAAGAAAAAAGAAAGAGATGATGAATTTGACTTGGATTTTGTCGATACATTGCGACTTGATAAATATAAATATGTTTATGATTGGTTCAAGAAAAAAAGTAACAGAGATTACACAAAGAAATTTGAAACTTCGGTTTGCGGAGTTCCGCATACTTTTGGATGGGGAGGTTTGCACGGTTGTCCCGTTGAACCTTTGCATATAAAAGGCAAACTGTTTCATGTCGATGTAACATCTTATTATCCGAGTTTAATGATTGTTTATGACTTTCTTACTCGCAATTGTAAGAGCAAGAAAGAATACAAAAAGATTTATGACAAACGAGTCCAGTTGAAGAAAGAGGGAAAGAAGAAAGAACAGGCGCCCTATAAAATCATCCTTAATGCCACTTACGGTATTTGTAAGGATAAACACTCAAAGGCGTTCGACCCAAGAATGGCAAATAATGTTTGCGTGAACGGTCAATTGTTGCTTCTTGATTTGTTGGAACATCTTGAAGGACATTGCCGAATTGTTCAGAGCAACACGGATGGTTTGATTGTTGAAGTTAAAGATGAAAAGAAAAAAATAAACGAGTTCTATAATATATGTAATGAATGGATAGAACGAACCAAAATGGGACTTGGTTTTGATGAAATTGATGAAATATGGCAAAAAGATGTAAATAACTACATCTTCCGATTTTCAAATGGAAAGCTTGAAAGAAAAGGCGCCTATGTAATGGAATTGGACGACCTTAGTTATGATTTACCAATTGTCAATGAAGCAATAGTAAAATATTTGACAGAGGACAAACAGGTTTCCGAAACCGTCAATGAATGCGATGAGTTAAAGAAATTTCAAAAAATAGTCAGAATCAGTTCTAATTATAAACTCGGTTTTCATAACGGAAAATATTTGAATGATAAAACATTCAGAGTATTTGCTTCAAATGACAGAAACGATGGTTATCTTGGTAAATGTCGATATGAAGGAGCGACGGCAGAAAAGTTTGCGAATACGCCCGAGCATTGTTTCATTTTTAATGATGATGTGAACGGTTTGAAAATATTGAAGAAGTTGGACAAAAAATGGTATGTAAAACTTGCGGAAAAAAGATTGGGAGATTTTGGTTTTTCTGTAAGTAATTTTGATAGATTGTTGTAGGAGAAAAAAGAAATGAAATTTGAAAAGACAGAAGTATGGGGATTTGAGCATGCCTTGCGAGGAATGAGAAATCCTATGAATAGTTGGGAAAAGAGTGACAGTCATTATAGAACCTTGGAAAATTCCGAAGAGGAAGACCAAAAGATATTGAATGGTGATTATTATGAAATAGGCGAAAACGATATGAAACTTGCCAAAAGTCTTGTGAGAGCAGGCGAACCGCATAGAAAATTTTTAAGGCAAATTTTTGTAAGTGTGGACATAACCGCTCCACTTTATTGGTGGAAAGAATTTGACACTTACAAGGTTGGAACAGTCGCCAATTCAACTTCCACAATGCACAAACTTGCCTCAACGCCGATAACCAAAGAATGTTTTGAAATGGACGATTTTGGAGACATTGATATTTCAACCGTTATTTTTGACAAGAGATTGAATTTGAAAACTTCTTCTTTTTATGATTTGATACTTATTCCATATCTTGAAAAATTAAGACAGAACTATAATGAAACAAAAGACAAGTGTTATTGGAAGGAATTGATAAGATTACTTCCTGAATCATGGTTGCAAACAAGAACAATCACAATGAACTATGAGAATGTTTTGAATATGGTGAAGTATAGAATGAACCATAAATTGACAGAGTGGTCTGAAAGTTTTATGGGGTGGGTAAAATCACTTCCTTACGCAAACGAATTTATCTTTGATTGTGACTTGTAAAATTTTATAAATAATAAATAGGAGATTATTATGGCAAAAGAACTTTATCGTAAGTATCGACCCGAAACATTTGAGGATGTGGTGGGAAATGAAACCGCAATTAAGTCTTTGAGAAAAGAATTGAAAAACGGTTCCCATGTGTTTTTGATGACGGGTCCTGCTGGTTGCGGAAAAACGACACTTGCAAGAATTATGGCAAAAGAAGTCGGTGCGGGTGACTTGTCGATTCGGGAAATCAATTCCGCAGAAAACAGAGGAATTGACACCGCTAGGGAAATTATGGAACAGATGAGTTTTATGCCTACGGATGGTAGTGCGTCTGTTTGGATTTTGGACGAATGTCATCAGATGACCGCGGCAAACCAAAACGCTTTCCTTAAACCGCTTGAGGAAACACCTGACCATGTTTACTTTTTTCTTTGTACCACTGACCCGTCAAAACTTATAGCTCCATTGAAAACGCGGTGCAGTGTTGTAAATGTGAAACCGTTGAATGATGAAGAAATGAAAATTCTTTTGAAGCGTGTGGTTAAATCGGAAGAAAGAAAAATGGGAACCGAAGTTTATGAAAAGATTATTGAACTTGCAAACGGTGGAAGTAGAAAGGCCTTGAAGCTTCTTGCCAAAGTTCTTTATCTTGATTCAAACGAGGAACGCCTTGAAAGTCTAAAAAGTGAAGATGTATCTGAAGATAAGGACGCCATTGAGTTATGCAGAGCATTACTTGGTAAAACGAATTTCAGTTCTTGTATGAAGTTGGTCAGTTCGATTGATGTTTCAGAACCCGAAAGAGTGAGAATGTTGGTTTTGTCCTATATGAATTCCGTATTAAGTAAAGGATTTAATGAAAAAGCGGCCGCTGCTATGCAAGCATTTGGTCAGAATACAACTTTTAATAATGGAAAATTTCAAATTACCATTGCTCTTCTTGATTATTTTTCATTGCTTTCAGAATAAAAAAGTGTAAACAAATCTATAATAATTATAAACATTATTTTATATGAAGGAGGATTTTATGGACGATTTTGACATTGAAGATTTTGATATTAAAAACGACCTTAAAATCAATAAGTATAAGTTGGATGAAGAGTGTTTGACTCATGCTTCGACTTATAATCGTTATGCGGAAATGGCAACGAAATCAAAAACAGAATTGACAAAGGTTAAGGATAAACTTGCCTTGGTTACTGCCGAACGCAATATTACCATACGAAAACAAATTGCAGAATCCGGTTCTAAAGTTACGGAAAAAATGATTGAATCGTATATTGAAGTGGATTCCGAAGTTTTGAAAGTAAAAAAGGAATTGCGTGAAATTGAAGAAGTGAACGCCACATTTAACGCAATGCTTGAATCCTTTGACCATAGAAAATCTGAACTTGATAATTTGGTCAAATTGTATTGTGCTGGGTATTTTTCTGTTGTCGGTAAGAAGGAAACTTCAACCGAAACAACGGAAAAAGATATAAGAAAAAATCTTAACAAAAAAGCCAAGAAAGGCAAGGAGTAATCAAATGGTTAAGAAAGCAAAGAAATCCAAGTTGGCAAGTAGGTATGCGGAATCATACAATACTCGTAACTCGGGCGGTAAAAGAGCGGGGGTCATTAACTGGAAGAAGTTGGACGGAGATGTGAAGTTCTTTACTCCAAAGGAAGGACGAAATCGAATCAATATTGTTCCTTATGTAATCAAAACAAAGAATCACCCTTTGGTAAAGAGCAAGAGTGCAGAAATTGGTGATTTGGATTATGTTCTTGATGTTTATACGCACCGAGGAGTAGGTCCTACAGAATCAACCGTCCTTTGTCTCAAAGAAACTTACGGTAAACCTTGCCCCGTTTGTGAACTCATGCAGAAGTTGAGGGAAGAAGGAAAAGACAAGGAAGCGGGTTCTTTGAAACCTTCAAGGCGTGTTTTCTACAATGTGGAAGATTTGAAAGAGCCTGGAACACTTCAAGTGTTTGAAACATCTCATTACTTGTTTGAAAAAGAATTGATTGATGAAGCAAGAGAAGATGACGGTTCATATACCGATTTTGCGGACCCCGAAGATGGAAAAGAAATCAAGTTTAAGACTTCAAAGGTTCAGAAAGCCGGTTATGAATTCAATGAATTTAAGTCATTTTCATTTGAAGACAGAGATGAACCACTTTCTGATGAGCTTCTTGAATCGGCAATCAGCTTTGATGAACTTCTCACAAATCCGTCTTATGAAGATGTAGAAAAGATTCTTTATGGTCAGGATGATGACGAAGACGAAGATGAACCAAAGAAGTCAAAGAAATCAAAGTCAAAGTCTGATGATGAAGACGAAGACGATGATGACGATGAACCAAAGTCAACTTCAAAGTCAAAATCTGACGATGATGACGATGATGATGACGATGATGATGACGATGATGATGAACCAAAGTCAACTTCAAAGTCAAAATCTGACGATGATGACGATGATGATGACGATGATGATGACGATGATGATGACGATGATGATGACGATGATGATGAACCAAAGTCAAAATCAAAGTCAAAGTCAAAATCTGACGATGATGATGACGATGATGACGATGATGACGATGATGACGATGATGATGATGATGATGACGATGACGATGATGAACCAAAGTCAAAACCGCGCGGTAAAAAAAAATAACAGAAAGTAAAAATATTAAATGCCCATTCAAGCATGATTTTCATACCGATTGCGAAAAATTTGCAGAGTGTGATGATTGCTTGAAATGGGCATTTTGTGCCGGTGTTGTTGAAGATGACGAGGAGTGAAAAAATGTATTTTAAGTCGGTAATGGAACAGTTGAACAAATACGGCGTTAAAATGTCAAGAAACAATCTTTATAAAATCGGAAAAAACCGCGGTTTTTTTGTTCAAACAGAAAAAGGTCTTGAATTTAATAAATCAATTTTTAATGATTGGTTCGGTGAAATTTTAATGGTTCCTCCCGAGGGTTATATTTCCATTAATGAAGCAAGTGAAAAATATAAAATGTCTTATTCAAAGGCATACCAAATTTATGTCAGAATAAAAATGGAAACTCCGCAAAATATCATTAAGTGCGGTAGAAAACATAAGGGGTATATTTATGGACAAGAATTTGAAAGAATTATCGAAGACGATAAAAAAAGACATTCTGAATTCTAAAGGAGAAAAAACGAAAATGATTTATTTTTCAAGCGGATGTTTATTGTTGGATTTGGTTTTGGGTGGAAAAAAAGGAGTGTTCGGTCTTCCAGCGGGAAAATTTGTGAATTTCGTGGGCGATAAATCCGCGGGAAAAACATTTCTTTCAAATGAGTTTTTGGCAAATGCGTATCATAAAAATCCAAAGAAATTTCATTGGATGTATGATGATTGCGAAAGTGGTTACTCCTTTGATACTAATGAACTTTATGGCGTGAATCTTACGGATGAAAAACACTTGATTCATTCAAAGACCGTTGAAGATGCTTTCTGCAATATTTCCGAATTTGCGGAAAAACTAAAGAAAGATGAATTCGGAATTTATGTCCTTGATTCTCTTGACGGTTTGACATCCACGGAACAAGAGGACAGAGCAAAGGAAAGAATTAAGGCGCATAAAGAAAATAAAAAATATGATAAAGGAACATATGGAATGGGAAAACAAAAATACCTTTCCCAAGAATTTTGTCCTCAATTGAGTGATTTGTGTGAAGACAAGAATGTATTGGTGATTATTGTTTCACAAATCCGAGAAAAAATAGATGCCTTCAGTTTCGACAAGTATAGTCGTGCTGGAGGAAAGGCGATTGATTTCTATGCTCATTCTGTTTTGTGGCTTGCGGGCGGAAAGAAAATCAAGAAGAAGGAAAGGGCGGTCGGTGTTTCAGTAAAGGCAAAGACGACAAAATCAAAAACACCGCGACCATACAGAGATTGCTGGTTTACTTTGATTTATGACTATGGTCTTGACGATATTGGTTCATGCATTGATTTTCTTTTTGATTTGAGAACCGACACCGGTGACCTTGCGAAAACGGCAAAAATGATTTTGTGGAAAGAGGGAAAAGAAAAATTGACTTTGAAAACCGCAAAGGCATTTCTTGAAGAAAATAAACTTACCGATGAATATGAGGACAGTAAGTATTTTGACGGTAAGGCGGACACGACTTCAATTTCAGAATTCATAGCATCGAAGAAAGATTATATTAAATTGTTTTCTGAAAAATTCGGTGAAGTGATGAACCGGGACGATTTGATTTCATATATCGAAGACAATAATTTGGTCGATGAGTTGCATGAAAGAACGATTGAAAAATGGGAGTCAATTGAGGATGAAATTAAGACGAAGCGAAAGAAAAAGTATGCGACAATTCCGACCGTAAAACAGGAAGATTAAAATGTTTTACATTCTATGTGGTGGAAAACGACTGGGAATAGTTTGGAGTGGGGAAACAGAAATTCATCTTGAAAATGATTCTGCAATTTTTCCCACTCCCAAACAGTTTCGGTTATATATCAGAAAGAAATTTAAATTTTTAAAAGAAGAAGCAAAGCAAATACAAATGAATATAAAAGAAGCGGGCGGTAATTATGTTTCTTTTTAGGAGTTAATTGTGTCGGATGTTAATTTTGATAAAAAAGAAAAGGCATTGATTAAAGAATGTCTTGAAAATGAAATTGTTTCAATGAAGGCGGATTTGTTTGGTCAGGACATGGAATTGACAAAGGAGCGTGACAAAAGAGAAAAAGAAATTCAAAAATTGATTAAAAAAATAACACGCTCCGAAACTCCGATTAAAGTGAGTTCAAGAAAAGGAAAAGGCAGAAAACTTCAATATTTTGTTTGCGAACGCATAGCGAGTTTGTTTAATGTTGAATTTGACCAAAACGATGATGATTGTCCGATTCATTCAAGGGAAATGGGTCAGCACGGGACCGATGTAATAACAAGAGGAAAAGTAAAAAAATTGTTTCCATTCTCCATTGAGTGTAAATGCCAAGAGAATTTGCAGATACCGCAATGGGTGGAACAGGCAAGAAATAATGTTGAACAAAATAAGTCATGGCTTTTAGTCGTGAAGAAAAAAACCATCGGGCATGAACCAATAGTTATTATGGAGTGGGGAAGTTTTGAGGAATTAATGAAAGAATACCTCAAAAAGTAATCGTTTTTAGCCATGGTTCTAAAAAAGAACCATGGTTTTTTTTAGTAAAAAATAGTTAAAAAAAGAGATTGACAAAATATAAAATAAATGATATATTTATAGGCGTAGGAACGAAAAATAAACAAAAATCAAATGTTCGTTTTCTGCAAGGAGTAAATTATGGCGCATGGTATGCAACAATTTGACTGGATGGTTTCTGTAAAAGAGAGACCTTGGCACGGAATTGGAACTGTCGTTGAGGACGCTCCCGATTCTCTTGAAGCAATCAAAATGGCAAAACTTGATTGGTCGGTTGAACAGGAGGCGGTTATTACAGAAAGTGGTATTGCCATTCCTGAAACATTCGCAAACATCAGACGAGACACAAATGAAGTTCTTGGTGTTGTAAAATCGCAATATAAAATTTTGCAGAATACAGAAGCATTTTCTTTTGTGGACGAAGTCGTGAAAAATTCACAAGGAATTGAATGCAGATATGAGACAGCGGGAAGTCTTTTCAACGGTCGAAAAATTTACCTTTTGGTAAAATTACCAAATGTTAAGATTTGCGGCGATGATGTTGAAAATTATTTGTTCTTTATGAACTCGCATGATGGTTCCACGGCATTGACCGCGGGCATTACTTCGGTTCGTGTTGTTTGCAATAATACATTGCAGTTCGCATTGAAGTCGGCACCAAGAATGTGGAAAATCAGACATACATCAACATTGAAAGGAAGAGTCAAGGAAGCAATGCATTCTCTTGAACTTGCGGATAAACATGTCGATGAAATGGCGATGGTTGCGGAAAAAATGGCAATGACTAAAATCAAGGAAGAAGATTTTATTAGAAAGTTTTTTGAAACAAAAGAACTTAAAGCAATCACGGAATCAGAAACAAGTAAAGCAAAATTGCTTGAGCGTTTGGACGCAATCCATGAAAATACGGGTGACCTTGCGAATATAAAAAACACCGCATGGGGCTGGTATAATGTTGTTTCTGATTATGTTTCAAACCGTGTTTATGAAAGAACCGGTGAAACACATGAAGACCGCAAATTAAATAAGTTCTTTGTTGGTGAAAAAATGTTGAAAGCAGCGTTTGATGTTTTGAAAGCAGCGTAAGTCGGGAAAAGATACGGAATATAAAAATATTCCGTATCTTTTTTTATTTATAATCTATAATAATTATATGATTGAAATTAAATGCATTACTGGAAAATCAATTGATATTAATGAACTTTCCTTTTTTCCGGGAAAGTTAAAAAAGCATTCTGACCTAGAAATAGAAAGAGTTGCGGAAAGTATCTTGAAGGACGGTTTCCTTTTCCCAATTGGAATTGCGAAAGTAGAAGAAAAGAAATTTATAGTTGACGGTGAAGCACGAATCAACGCACTTAAGTTGTTGGAATATAAAGGAGAAGAAATCCCAAAAATTCCATATTACAGAATTAAAACAAGTGCGAAAAAAATTAAAAAATTAATGCTGATTTCTGCGTCTACAAACCATTGCGTGACGGAAGCGGGAATAAAGAAGTTCATTGAAAATGACGATATGGCAACGAAAGAGTTAAATAAACTTGCCTTTTCGACTCCCGAAATTACAGAATTTCATCTTGATTTTAATTTGCCCGTTACCATTCCCACTCGTGATTCTGCAAAAGAAAAGGCCTCTGCGTTGAATGACAAAGAACGGGAAGATTTTTTGAAGGTGTTTTTATGAGATTGTATTTAGCGGGAGTTCTTGAAAAGACTTCCATTCTGACAGAAGAAGAAACACGAAATTATTTGACTAAAAGAAATATACTTTTAAGTTTTGCGTATTGGAATGAAAGATTTGAAAAGTATATGAATTTGCCCCGTCATTTAATAATTGATTCGGGAGGATTTACTTTCAAACATTCGGTCAAAAATTTTGATAAAAAAACTTTAATGGAATACGCAAAAAAATATGCCGAGTTTTTGAAGCGTTTTAAGGTTAAGGAATATTTCGAACTTGATGTTGAGGAATTATGGGGAATTGAAGCATATAAGGATTGTTTGCATTTCTTACAGGACAAAACCGGTATAGAACCAATTTATATCATGCATGCTCATAGAGGAATTGAATGGTGGAAAATGATTTGCAAAAAAGTTCCGTATGTTGCGATTGCGGTCAGGCATTTTGACGATGAACAAAACAAATATTTACTTGATTATGCTCACTCTTGCGGTTGCAGAGTTCACGGTTTGGCACAAACAAATGTAGATAAATTGTTTTGGTTGGATTATGATTCTGTTGACTCATCGACATGGTCTGCCGGTCCTCGATTTTCCACAAAACAGTTATTTGACGGTCATAGAATTATAAAAGAAAATCAGTTTCGAACCGATGAAGTGCAAGTCAGCAATGTGAAAATGTCTTCCCATTGCATTAAAGAATGGTTAAAATTATCAGAATATTTTTATAAAGAGATGGAACCGATATGGTAGAATTGATTGGTATAATTGGTTCGTGTTTTATTTGCGTGGCATTTTTATTTAAGAAAGTCATCTGGATAAGATTGTTTGATTCCGTGGGCGCAATTCTGTTTATAATATACGGTCTGATGATTCATTCATTTTCGACCGTGTTATTAAACGGTATTTTAATTCTGATTCAATTAGTTAACTTATATAAATTATGGAAGAATAGAAATGGTAAAGGTAATTGTATGGGGTTTTAGTTTGTCCGAAGCAGAACTTAAATATAAAGAATGGTGCCATTCAAATGATGCTCCTTGTCGTTTAAGTGATGCAATATTTTTAAGTGGTCAAATGCCTTTAAGTTGGAATCAAGAAAGGATTAAAGGATATTTGAAGGATGTAATGGAAGATAGAGTGAAATTAATAAATATATGTAAAGAAAGTTTTATATATATTTATAATGGTATTTGAGGAGGAACAAAAAATGAAAAAAGTTCTTTTGTATTCAGGTGGAATGGATAGTTGGTTGATTGACAAGATTTGGGAACCGGATGTTAAATTGTTTATTGATGTGGGAACCGAAGCGGCGAAAATTGAAAGACAGAGGCTACCAAAAGATGTGATTGTAAAAGAGTTTGATTTGTCGGAATATGAAGTAAAAGACGCCCATCATTTGTTGCCGTTGAGAAATTTGTTCCTTGTTGAACTTGCGTCTTATTATGGTGATGTTATTTGTCTTGGTTCTGTTGGTGGTTCCGTTCATTATGATAATACATTTGAGTTTGCAATTTCTGCTACTCGTTTAATTAATTCATTGTATGCAGAAATGGGAAAAGAAATAAGAGTGGTGAATCCGTGGGCAGAAACATCAAAAACCGATTTGCTTAAGGAATATTTGAAAAAATATCCAAATGGGCTTAAAAAAGCATTTGATGAATCGTTCAGTTGTTATGAACCTGTGAACGGTAAAGAATGCGGTAAGTGCGTTAGTTGTATGCAGAAAAGGGAAGCTTTTAGAAATGCTGGGTTTGATTGTTAAAATTAAAAATTGGATAAAAGAATGTTTTGAAATGTTCAACGAGGCGGAAAAATTCAAGGTAGAAAATAACTTGCTTAATCCCACAGACTATAATTTTTAGTTTTTCTGAAATAAAAATGAATTTTCAAAAATTATTTGATGATTATAAAATTGAATGGACGAATGCGGTATCTCGCGGTTGGACAAATGTCAATTGCCCTTACCATGAACATCATCACGATATTACTTTCAAGGGCGGTTTTAACGATTTGGGCGACTACTATCACTGCTGGATTTGCGGTCCTCATCCTTTGCGTGAAACACTTTCAAGACTTTTGAATGTTCCAAAAAATGCGGTTTCTGAAATAATAGAAAAATATAAATTTACGCCCAAAGAAAAAGGAAAGTTAATAAGAAGAACCGCGGTAAAATCACTCACACTTCCGAATGATTCTTTTCTTGAATGCGAAAAGAAATATCTTGAAAAAAGAAATTTCAATGTTGACGAGTTGCAGAAAAAATACAATTTGGTCGGTGGTGGTTTGGTGGGCAAATACAAATACAGAATTATAATACCGATTTATGAAAACGGAATATTGGTCAGTTGGCAAGCAAGAACCATTTTAGACAAGAAAGTTTGCGATGAATTGAAAATTCCAAGATATAAAAATTTGCCCATTGAAAGTTCGGTCAAAAATCCAAAAGATTGTTTTTTCAACATTGATAATTGTATTGACGATGAAGTGGTGATAGTTGAAGGACCGTTTGATGTTATGAGATTGGGAGACAATTTCATGTGCGGTGGTGGAACCACATTCACGAATGAACAAGTAAAAAAATTATTGCAGAGATTCAAAAAAGTCAAATTGTTGTTTGACTCGGAAGAAGAAGCGCAAAAAAAAGCAAGAAAAATTGCTTATGTTTTGGCATCTGTTGGAATAGAAGTAGAAATAATAGACGCATATTCCGATTATGGGAAAAACGATGGCGGTGATTTGTCGGAATCAGAGGCGATGGATTTGAGAAAAAAACTATTGAAATAATGCCGTGTCCGGCGCCTCCTGCCGTTAGGAGAGCGTAATTTTAAGTAAATGACAAATTACTCGATTTCATTGAAAAACCGCTGATTTTCGCATGATTTTCGGCGGTAATTTTTTTAACTTTTTTAGTAAAAAGAGATTGACAAAATATAAAATGTATGTTACTATAAGAATGTAAGAACGAAATAGAAGTTCTTGCAAGGAGTAAATTATGGAAACGATTAAGGATTTGATTCAAAGTTTTGTAAATGGTTTTGGAACAGGTTGCAGTAAAGAAAAAATGATTGCGAATGTTTATAGATTTCTTGAGAATAAGAATATTGGTTGTTGCATATTAAATGATAAATATTTGGAATTTGATAATTATCTGATTGAACTTATCAGAAAACGGTCTATTGGTATTTGGGTTGTAAAAATTATTGAAAAATAAAATAAATCAGTTTCCCAATTCTGATTAAAAATTGAGAAGGAGTAAATTATGAATGAAAAACTTATTTCAAGAATAAACAAGTTAATGGCTTTGACATCGAGTCCGAACAAAAACGAGTCGAGCAGAGCCGCAGAAATGGCATTTAAGCTCATGGAAGAAAACAATATTTCAATGAATGATTTGAATGTCGCAAATCTTAAAGAAGAATTGGGAGAGGTGGGAACTTCTCATGTTGATTCAAAATCAAGGATAACATTTTGGGAAAAGCAACTCGGTTATGTTATCGCAACCTATTTTGACTCAATTTCTTTTGTTACGACAAGACCCCATCCCGAGATTTATGGTCGCTATGTTCGTTCTATGGGATTTATTGGTCATGAATCAAATAGAATTACATGCAGTATAATGTATGAATGGTTGAGAAAGACCATTAAAAGAGAATCAAGAAAGAGGTTCGATGATTACGCGCAAAGACAATCGTTTTGCGTGGGTGTGATTCAATCGCTCAAAGAAAAATATCTTTCTGAAAAAAAGAATGAAGTTAAAAGTGAAGTCGGTCTTGTTGTTTACGATGAAGTCAAAAGATTCGCGGACAATATGAACATGAAAGAAAGTAAATCAAAATGTCCCGCGCTCGGTTCTGAAAGTTTTGGTGCGGGAAAAGAAATGGGTTCCGAATTGTCATTGAACAGACAATTTGCTCTAAAAGGAATTGCGTATAAGAGGTAAATGATATGGAAAAATAAAATATCTTTAGAATCTATAATAATGATGTGGGAGGAAAATTATGAAAATCATTCAAGAAGGAAATGTTTATAGAAGAGCGAGTTGGTTTGAGGAACATGAAAAAGGAATCATTATCGGTTTTTGTTTGTTCATTGGTTTTTTATGTTTCGGCATGTTTTATCTTATGATGTGAGAAATGAAGATGAATAAAATTGGATGGATTGTCGTTCTTTTATTGGTCATAATGCAATTTATATTTGCTCTTGAATTAATTGAGTTGGCATCTTTGATGAAGCGGACGGCGTCGATAGACGAAGAAACGGCAATGATGAGGAATGAAGCGGCCGCTAAGTCACTTGAATCGGAACGGATAAGAGCGAATTATTACCGAACGCTGACCACAAACCCATTTAATTTGACCGAAGAAGAAGTCGGTGAAATAATCAAAAATGGAGTCAAAGAGGAATGACATGAAAAGAAGTAAATGCGAATCATGCGGTGATTATGAAATCAGAAACAAAGTGGTGAAAACCGATACCGTGCTTGGTATTGAAGTTGCATTTTCTCATAAATGGAAGTGGTGCAAGAGAAAAAACAATTGGTGCAAAAATTCCGCGGGTCACTGCGGTGAAGTTAATTTTGAAGAAAATAAAAAATCAATTTTGAATGATAAATTGATTGAGGAGTAGAAATGAAAAAAGAGGACATTAGAAAACTGCAGAACCATTTTAATAATGGAATTAAAGAAGGTTTTCAGGCAAAGACTCACTATTCTGTCGGTGACAGAGTTCATCTGAAAAAGAGTAAGTCAAACGGTGTTGTCACCGCGGTCATTTTCAAAGAGGATAGAAATTATCCGTATTTGAAAATTAAATGGGATTCCATTCCATGCGAAAACATAAAAGATTTGTATGACCCATTCGATGTTGTAAAAGAAATCAAACCAAAACGCAAAGAAGAAAAGAAAAAGAAAACTTATGAAAATTTTTATTTGTTGGAAAAAACAAAATAAACGGAAATCAAAGAGGAAATTGCCGGATGTTTATGAAAAAGAATAAATACGATGAATTGCATGAGCAACAAGCGATGAACATAACGAAAAATATTTTTTGCGTGACCTGTTCCGAACATGAAGGCCTTTGCAGAGAAAGATTTAAAGAACATCCGCGGTGTTTCACTTTCACCGTTGTCAAAGAAAAAATCAAGAGAATTTTCGATAAATATGACAGATAAAGTGTCGTTTTTCTGCCGGATTTTAATCCGTTTTTGATTGATAAATTAATAAAAACGGATTAAAATCATGGAAAAAGAGGAAAATGAAATGAAAAAAACGCGCAAAACAGAAGCCAAGACCACGGTATTGGACAAAGAAATAAGTTCGATGAATCTTCCCAAAACGATTCCGAACATGACCGAAATTTCACTTGTGGAAGCAAAGAAGTTCTTGCCGGAATACATGAGACATCTTGAAAATGTTTCACCGAGAGAATACAAGTTTTTGGCGGTGTATTGCTCGAACGGTTTCAACGCAATAGAAGCATGCGAAAAGGCGGGATATGCGGAAAGAAGCAGAGCGAAATACAGGGCGATAGCATACACATTGCTGAACAGGAAAGAAATTTCAGAGGCGATAAAATTATACATCGACCATGTGATTGAACCGTATAAGGCGAGATTGGAGTTTGAAATTCTTGATGTTTATTACAGAAGGGCGACATATTTGGTGACCGAGTTCTATGACGATTACGGTAATCCGAAACCGTTGAAAGAAATAGGAAAAGAGTGGTTGTGCTGCATAGACCAAATAGATGTGAAGGTGTCGGGCAATGGAAATGTTCAGAGGAATTTTACTCTACCCAACCGGGATTTTGCTTTGCAGGCTCTGTATAAATTCATTACGGGCCAAGAAATTAACTCATCTCAAACATTGCCCGAAGAATCAAGAAAAACCATCACCAAAATCTATAATACGGTTATAAACAATTCCAAAATCACACCGAAAATGTTGAGGAAAAAGAATGAAATACGGAACTGAAAGAAGTGCTTTGACGGACAGAAAAGAGAGAAAGGAAGAAAGAAAATCACTGTCCGTTGAAGATTGCATAAATTTCATTTGTTGGAAAAAATTGAATGTGAAAGACAAAGAAAAAAGATTGATTTATCAAAAGACGGAGATGATTTTGAGAACATATGACGACATGATGAAAAGAAACGAACCCAAAAAGTTATACGACATAATGGGAGAGGAGGTGGTGTTTTGAATGCGGCGAAATTGACGAACAGATTGCAAGACATTTGTCATTCGGGAGAATCGGAAAAAGAAGTGAAAGTGTCGGTAAACGGCGTTTTGTTGAGTGTGGTTTCCGTAATGATAAACGATGAATCGGTGGAGTTGGTGTTGGGAGAAACATAAAATAAATGGGCCGAGCAAAACGGGGAAAAAGTGGTAGCGGTAGCAAAACAAGCATTTGTGCCGTGATTTTGAAAAAAACTTGAAGGAGTAAAAAGAATGTTTGATAATGAAAAAGAATTGGCGGGGGGAGCAAATTAAAAATGGAGCGAGTGGCACTTTACAATGATTCTTTTCAGAATTGGAAGACGCATGACATACAGAAAGCGCAATTCATTTTGACGGACATTCCGTTTCAGTTGGGAGTGAATGCATACGGAAGTAATCCGATGTGGTATAACCGGGGAGACAATTCAAACGGTGAATCGGAATTGGCGGGAAAGGAGTTCTTTGACACCGATTCAAAAGCCGGTTTCCGCATATCGGAGTTTTTCCATTTCTGCAGTAATTTACTTATCAAAGAACCGAAAGAAACGGGAACCGCTCCGTGTATGTTCTTGTTTTGCGCCTTTGAACAGACGGCAGAATTGATTGCGGAAGCAAAAAAGCACGGTTTCAACAACCATATGTTTTTGGTATTCAGAAAAAATAGAAGTTCGCAAGTGTTGAAAGCAAACATGAGAATAGTGGGAAATTGTGAATACGGATTGATTTTTTATCGTGACAAACTTCCCAAATTCAGAAACAAAGGAAAAATGGTGTTCAATTGCATTGATTGGATTGATGACAGAAAAACACCGAAAATTCATCCCACGCAAAAACCGGTCCCACTTCTTGAATATTTGATTGAGTTGTTTACCGACATTGACGATGTGGTCATTGATTGTTGCGCGGGCGCGGGAACTACACTTGCCGCGGCAAATAAACTCGGTAGAAGAGCATACGGATTTGAATTGAAAAAGGAATTTGTCAAAGGATTTTACGATAAAATATTACCGATGTATCAACCGGATTTGATTGACGAGTTCAATTTGAACGAGTTCAAGAGAAAGAGGCAAGAAAGAATTGAGCAATTCAAGAAAAATAAATTGATTGAAAATCTATAATAAAAATAAAGGAGACAAACATGCCGAATGAGATTGGTTTTACTGAGGATGTGAAAATTCCGAAAAGAGTAAAAGGAAAAATAAATAATGGTCATGGAGAAATTGGGTTTGAATATTCACCATTATTTTCAGAAACTTTGACAGAATCACAGAAAAAAATAGTCGAAATATGCGACAGTATGAAAGATTTATTGTTGTATAAAAATCAAAAGTATGGCGATTCCGCATTGAATCCCAATAATGTTTTTTACAAGGGAGATTCGACCAATTCCATTAAAATCCGACTCGATGATAAAATCGGTAGAGTGAGAAATTGCGAAGAAACAAGAGTAAATGATGTTTGCGACATTATAGGATATTGCGTTTTGCTTCTGATTTCCATGAATGTAAGTAAACATGAAATTAAATGTTTGAAGGATTGAAAAAGAATGGTAAGATATGTTTTAATAAGTTTGTTAAAGACTTTCCTATTGGTTCTGTCATTGCCGATTGTGCTCGTGGCGGGATTGTTTTTCGGTTTGGTCATTATGCCTTCCATAACATTAAAAGAGGCGTTTGATGAAATTTGGGCGGACTTTGATTTTTATATGAATGGAGGAGATGAAAAGAAATGAAAATAGTTTATGGTATTTTGATATTCTTTGCACTTTCCTATTGGCTCAGTGTGGTAATTGCCATTGGAGTATCAACGGGAATAAAAACGGTTTTAAAATCTTTCAAGAAAAAATAGGAGGAAAGAAAGATGAAGGTATTTGAGTTTGCGGGAGTCATTTTCAACGCGGACAATATTTGTTCGATTCAGAAGGTGACATTGAAAAAAGAAACAGAAAAAAGCGGGAATCCAAAGAAGACGCCCGCATTTGAAATGGTCCCGGGATTTCAAGTGGTGACAATTGCCGGCGGTATGAATTTCACATTCAAAACAGAAAAAGAGCGTGACGAAAAGTTTGCCGAACTTCTTAAAGGAATGGAGAAACTTTGATGCTTGCGGTAAATAAATGGAACGGTAAAGAGTATGAAGTTTTGGGAGAAAGTGACGGGTTGACGACCTTGAGACGACTTTCTGACCGCGCAGAATTCGCAATAACAAAACACGAATTTGAATTCTCATACCGCATTATTGAAACGGGCTTTAAACCAAAATAAAATGGTTTTTTGAAAATCTTAATGTAAAGGAGGAAAAGAGCATGAACTTCTTCAAGCAACTTTGGGTTGAAATTTTGGCGGTTGTTCTGTTTATCATTTCAATCGTTCTTTTGGCTCTTGGTGGATTCACCAAAGCCGAGATTTCGCCCATTTTTGAAGCGGTGTTTGCCGTTCTTGATGTGGTATCGCTTTTGATTCTTGCAATCAAAAAACTACTGCAAAAGAAAGACACGGCAAACAAGTAACTATTTATTTTTCCCGTTGTCGCAATTACGGCAACGGGATTTTAATTTCCTGGGAGGATGGTATGGGAAAAACAATTCAAGAAGTGGTAGAAGAAATATGCGCAAAAAAATCCCAATTTGAGTGATGACTGCGTTATTTTGAGGACGATTGAAAAATTGCGTCCGGAAGTAAAGAATTGCTCTTTCAAGGATTTGGAAAAGTTCTATAAGAAGGGCGATTTCCCGAAGATGAGCACAATTTTAAGATGCATTACCAAATGCAAATCTTGATATTGTGAAAATAAGCCCGCGGTAATTTCATCGCGGGTTTATTTTTTTTTGCTGAAATCTATAATATTTATAAGGAGATTTTCAATGAATGTCAAAATTAAAATAATTGAGAATGGAAAGTTGCCCGAATACAAAACGGTGGGCGCGGCGGGGGCGGATTGTTTTGCAAGAATCGAAAAAGACGAAGTCATAAAGCCGGGAGAAAAAATCACGATATCGCTTGGTTTTGCGGTAGAAATACCGGAAGGATACGAAATGCAAATCAGAGGAAGAAGCGGACTCGCAAGAAAGAATGGTATTGAGTGTTTTTTGGGAACGATAGATTCGGATTATCGGGGAGAAGTCGCCGCAATACTTTTCAATAAAGGACATGAAGATTTTGTCGTTCATAACGGAGACAGAATTGCGCAAGCGGTCATCGCTCCGGTGGTCCATGCGTATTGGGATTTGAGTGAAGAACTGTCGGAAACGAAAAGAGGAGAAGGCGGTTTTGGTTCTACCGGAGTTTCTGAAAACAAAGAAATTGAAAAGTTTTACGAACCTTTCAAAACTTATTCTGAAGTTGAGAATTTTTTGGGAAAAGAAGTTTTGATTGACAATAACATTGATGCCGAAGTAAAATCGGTTTTTAGAACTAACAACAATTTCATAGTTGTGAAGTTCTTGACAAAATCCGGAAATGAACTTGACATGTATTTAGTCAGTGCCTTTGAGAGAGTCAAGATTGACGGACACAGGTTCGGTAGGGAGTTGCAAATTGAGAACGATTGAACCGCATAGTCTGTTGACGGGAGCGAATAAAGAAATAACAATCAATCATGAAATTGAAAGAGCGTTTAATATTTGGAAGGATAAAAGAAAAAGTGACAAGTTGAAACCTTTGGAAATATTCTATGCGGGTTATATTCTTGCCAATCCCATTGTCAGAGAACAATATGTAAAGTCGGTAGAATGACCGAAAATACCGCGGTTTAATTAAAAAAATCGCGGTAATTTTTTTTAACTTTTTTAGTAAAAAGAGATTGACAAAATATAAAATCAATGATATATTATAAGAGTAAGAACGAAAGAAGTTCTTGCAAGGAGTAAATTATGAATGATTTTGTTTATGGAATCGGTTCGGGTTGCCTGGTTGCCGGTTGCATTAGGAACCAATTCAAGAAAAGTGGTTTGAATGTTTTTCTTGAATTTCTTGGTTTTGGGTTGATGATGGTCGCATACATCATTAAATGGTAAAACAAAAAAAAGGCCCGAAATAAAAAGTAGGGCCTTTTCTGAAATAAATATTTTGAGGAGTAAATCATGCAAATCATAAAAATCAATCACGGTGCGGAAAATATCGATGAACTTATTGAGAAATTGAAGAAATACACTTTGGACCCGACATTTGAACAATACGGCAATTTTCTTATGAAGAATCCCAAATTCCCAAAAAATCCGCAGATGACAAAAGAGTATAAAGGTTGGTATTCTCTGTTTGGTAATTTCTATGATTATTCAAACGCATTTTCGGTTTTGTTTTTTGATGACAAACTCGCAAGAAAGATTCGCCGATTGATTCGCAAGAATCAGAGAAGTGACTCATACATCAAGGCGAAGAATGAAATTTTTGAATCAGAAAAGAAACTTGAAGAGGCAAGAATTAAAAAATTGAATGATATTATTGGTTAGGAGATTATGTATGGAATTGAAAAATCTTAATAATTTGAAAGATGAAATTGCGTATCTTGAAGAAGCAGAAGAATTATTGAATGCAATATGGAGCAGTTTTGATGTTTATGAACTTAAAAGAAAATTAGAAAAGAATCCTTGTGTTAATCACGATTTGATTATTAAGTTAGAAAATCATTTTAATTTTGATGACAGTGAATAAGGAGATTGAATCATGAAAAAATATAAGTTGTATTGGTTGGATGGTCATACAGAAGTTATTGAAGGTTATGATGTTGCAAATGCTTTCAATCGGGCGGGAATCGGTAGAGGTGCATTACCAGCTCTTGATTATTATGAAGAAATTAAGGAGTAGGTTATGAAATTTTCCGAAGCATTGAAAACTGTTTTATGTGATTCTGAAAAAGGAATTGATTATGATAAAGCAGTTGTAGGAAAAGATTTTGAACTAACTTTTGGTTCATACACTTGTGCCGATTGCTCCATAGAATGCGTGATATATTATTCATCGCATGACAATAATTATAAACTTGGTGAAATACCGGTAGAAAATATGTATTGTAAAAATGAATATGTAAGTGAAAAAAATCTAAATGAATTTCTTGAAAAAGAATATTTATTTGAAAATGAAGAAGTTGAAATAAAATAAATATAAAAGTAATTTACTCCTCCTGTCCTTCTGTCATCGTTGATGGTGGAAGGACTTTTTTATTTATTAAAAGTGATGAATGTGCTATACTTTTCCGCATGGAATACAGAGAAATAGACATTGATTTTGTTAAATTGTTGATTGAGCAACCGCATCTCCTCGGTCATTTAATCGGAAAAGACAAACTTACTCCGCTTCATTCCGAATGGATAAAATATTGCTGGGATTCTCACGAACCAAGAGCGTTGATGGCTTTTCGCGGTGGTTACAAATCAACCGCGATTGACACGGTGGGAGTAATTAGAAATTTTATCGTGAATCCGAATGAACGCATTGCCTTAATCAGAAAATCATATCAAGATTCTTGCACCATAGTGAACGCGGTAAAACAAGCAATGGAATTACCGGAGTTGAAAGAAGTATTCAGAGTCGCGCACGGTTTCATTCCCAAAGCCACAATGGCAAAAGAGGGAAAATTAAGATATAACTTCAAAACAACCATTACTCCCGAAGTTTCGTTTACCGCGCATGGTCTTGAAAGTTCTTTGACCGGTATGCACTACGACCGCATTGTTTGCGATGACATAATCACCTTGAAGGACAGAATTTCAAAAGCGGAAAGAGAAAAAACAAAAGAAATGGTAAATGAAATCGCAACGAACATTATTGACCCGGGAAAGGGTTCTATTTGGATTGGAACGCCTTGGCATCGTGATGACGCTTGGACGGAGATAAACAAGTTTGCGGACATAGCGATGTATCCGATTACCGAATATAATTTTCTTGGTCCTGATGCTATTGAAGAAAAGAAAAGAACGACAACACCATTCCTTTATTCCGCAAACTACGAACTTGAAATCAGAAAAGACGAAACTTCATTATTTACAGAACCGAAAACCGCGGAAGGTTGGGATTATTTCAAAAGAAGTTATGCTCATGTCGATGCCGCCTTTGACGGTAACCACTATTGCGGATTGACCATTCTTTCACCACTTGACAACAACGAACCATCGATGGCAAAGAAGTTTCAAGGAATTGGTTTTGCGTATCCGGGAAATGTGAAGGCGTGGGTTTCTGAAATTGCGAGATATTACAGAAAATATAAATGTCAATATATTTATTGCGAAACCAATCCTGACAAAGGTTATTTGGCAAATCAACTGCAAAAAGAGGGATTGCGAGTAAGAACCTATGCGGAATCAGAAAACAAACACATCAAAATATCCACCAATCTGTATGAATATTGGGACAGAATTTATTGGTCGCCCGATACGGACCCCGAATATTTGAATCAAATTCTTGATTACAGAGAGGGAAGTGAACCTGACGATGCTCCCGACAGTTGCGCTTCTTTGATTCGTGAAATATGCAAACCCAATAAATCAAAGTCAAGAAGTTTATATGAATGGTAAAAATCACTTTCAATTTTTACCATTATGCGTTATTATGGTTGTAGGAGGAAAAGTATGGCATTAAAAATAGGAATCAGTGTTGTTTTTATTCTTGCGATTGCGGTTTTAGTTTTCATCATCAAGAGAAAGGATAAAAAAATAGATTCTTTGAAATCAGAAAACCAAACTTATAAAGATGCATACGAAGAGTTGACCGATACATTTAAGAAATTAAATGAGGAATTAGAAATTGAAAGGAGGCATAAAAATGAACTTGCGAAAAAACTTGCCGACATTTCTACTTTGTCTATTGATGATGTGCTTCATCAGTTGCAACAGTAGTAAAGTCGTTGAAAAAACCGTTTATTATGTTCCCGATGTGGATTTTCCCGAAGTTCCAAAATTGGGAGATTATGAGATTTTGGGAGATGGAAGAGTTGCGACCGATGAAGTTTTTTTCAGAAAGTTTTTGGTTTTCAAGACTTTATATTCAGACGCACTTTTGAAGTATGAAGATAAAAAGAAATTGTATGAAAAAGAGGAATAAAGATGGACGATTTAAGGATTAGAAATCAAATAAAAAATGACGGATGGAAAAATCTTTTTACCGGATTGGGCGGGAATGCCGACAAAAAAACGCATACGAAAGCAAGACCGGACGGTTTTTTGTTGGACGAAGAATTGGAAACAATTTATTCGGATGACGGTTTGGGAGCAAACATAATCGACTTCTTGCCCGAAGACATGATGAAACACGGTTGGCATTATGAATTCAAAAATCAAAAAGAAGGCCTTGAGGATTTATCAGCGGAATACGATGAGTTTTTTGAAAGTATTTCCGCGGTCGATAAAATAACCAATGCGTTGAAATGGGCGAGATTGTACGGCGGGGGTGTTCTTTTGTTGGGCGCATATGACGGAAACGACCTTGATAAACCGTTAAACATCAAAGCAATTAAAGCTTTTGAAAATCTTAAATTCATTCCACGAAATAATATCATGTATGGAACCATTAAATGGCAAATGGACCCGAAAGAAAAACGCTACGGTCAACCCGAGATTTATCCTTTGACATTTAGAATTGGTCGGGATTTTATCGTGAAAGAAGTTCATTGGACAAGAGTCATCGAACTTCACGGAATAGAAATACCCACATCGCAAGCAAGTTTGATTCCGCCCGATTTTCGTTACTGGGGACTTTCTGAATTGCAAAGAGTTCAAGACAAGTTGAAGGATGTGGCGGGAGCGTTCGGTTCACTTTCCGAACTTCTCCATGAACTTTCAATCGGAAAATATAAATTCAGAGATTTGGCAGACATTCTTTCCGCACCGGACGGTGACAAAATGATTCAAAAAAGATTGCAGAGTATGGATTTACTGAAATCCACTTTTCATTCTTTGATTATGGATTCAGAGGAAGAGTTTATTAGAGAGAATGTTTCATTTTCGGGAATACCGGAAGTGATGTATCAATTTTTTATGTTGATTTGTTCGGCATCGAGTTATCCAATGACTCGATTGTTCGGTGTTTCTCCCGCGGGTTTGAATTCGACCGGTGACGGTGACACTTATCGATATTATGACAAAGTGGAATCAGAACAAAAAAGAAAGTTGTTGCCGATTCTTTACAGACTTATTTATATTTATTCAGAGTGGAAAAACATAGAAAAGCCAAAAATTGTTTTTAATCCTCTTGAACAAATGACTGACAAAGAACAAGCAGAAATCGATGAAAAGAAAGCCAATACCGAAAAAACAAAAGCGGACACATATCAAATGTATGTCGATATGGGAATAATGACACCGGAAGTTGTTGAGGAATTGGAGTTTGGTGACACATTGAAAGAAATTGAAAATAAAATCGGAATAAAAAGGGAGACAAATGAATTGCCGCCCGTTGGTGAGGAGAAGTAAAATGGAAAAGTGGTCTTTGATTGTTTCAATAGTCAGTGTTTTTTCAACATTGATTGGATTTATTTCAATCCTAATTAAATTGGGACATGAGAAAGGAGAATCCGACGCCTTGCAAAAAGAAATGCGCAAGGACATTGACCAAAATGCCAAAGACATAAATTGCCTTGGTCAAAAGGTCAATCAAATGCAAATTGAAAATACAAAGTTGATTTCGACTTTGTCGAGTGACTTGGGTTGGATAAAATCCAGTCTGAGTGACATAAAAAATGAAATATCAAGAGAAAGGAGTAATTAAAATGACGGACGAAGAAAAAACAAAGGAATATAACAAATGGAAGTCAAGAAGATGGCTCATAACTCTTTGGGCGATGGTCATGGTAACCGCGTTGAGTGTTTTGGGAATAATCTTCAAGAATGATGCTTATGTTCCATTGGTGACAACATTGGTTGCCGTTCCGGTCAGTTTTGTTTCTTTGGAAACATTGAACAAAAAACACAGACTCGAAAACAATGCGGAGTAGTGAATGAAAGAATTTCTTTTGTATGTTTGGCAATTGCCGCAAAACATTCTTGGTTTGTTGGTGATTCTTTTCACAAAGGCGAAAAGAAAGACAGGTTATTGGAAAAGCGAAGGTTTGGTTTGGTTTGGTGTGTCCTTGGGAAATTATATTATTTTTGGAAGACCATCAATGATAGAACCAGGAACAATGGCTTATTACCATGAAGTCGGACATCAAAAGCAAAGCAGGCGACTTGGTTGGTTCTACCTTTTAATCATCGGTATTCCTTCATTCTTTGGAAATATTTTTGACAGAGTATTTCATAGAAATTGGACGGAACATCAAAGAATAGTTTGGTATTATAATCAACCTTGGGAAAAATGGGCGGACAAGTTGGGAAAAGTTAATCGATTTTATATATGAGGAATGAGAAAATGACATTGATTGAGTTTGTAAAAAAGTATGACGGTGTGAAAATTGACTTTGATGGTGTTTATGATGCTCAGTGCGTGGACCTTTTCAGACAACTTTGCGATGAATATTATAAAATTGAACATACCGGAAGTTGTCAAACAAGTGGTGGAGCGAAAGATTTGTTTCTTGATTATTCGGCAATGCCTTTGGAGCAGAAGTATTTCAAGAAAATAACTGGCAAAAATTTTATTCCCGAAGATGTTTTGGTTTGGAATTCGACCGATAAAAATCCGTATGGTCATGTTGCGATTTATCTTGCCAAATTGAACGATTCATATATAGTCTTTGAACAAGACGGAATAAAAAAGACAGGTTGCAAAATAAATATCCGCGGTGGTGAAGGTTTGTTGGGTGCGTTGAGAAGAAGAAAATGAACACCGTATTTTTTGAAATACTTTTATTTGTAATGCTTGAAATTACATTCCTTGTATGCGGATTTTGTTTAGGATTTATTTGGAAAGAATTTCAGATTGAGTTAGGAAAGGAAGATGAAAATAAAGAATGAAACCGAAATACAATTAATGCGAATTCTCTTCAAAACCGGAAGAAAGAAACCCACAAAAAATATGACTTCAAAAAGAGCCTATCCACTCGGGATTGAAATGAAATACTATAGGCAGTTGAAGTCATTCTTTAAGCCTTTGACCGATTATGTAAACAAATACATTGACAATAATCTTGAGCCGCTTTTGCGTGGTGACTCAAATGAAATCAGACTCGATACAATTCCTGGTGATAGTTTCCGAAGTATGATTTACAATCTTGAAAACTGGCTTTCAATTTATATGCCCGACATTGCGGACCTTCCCGCGGATTCAAATAACAATGTGATTTTTACCGCATTGGGAAAGACCGCGGATGAAGCGAAGAAATTCGGTGACAAGGAATTTCAAAAGGCGATTGAAAAAGGAATACATGTGAATCCGCCCACTTCAAGTCCTTGGTGGGACGATATGCGGAACAGTTGGGCGGAAGACAACTACACTCTCATTACTTCCAATGCAAAAAATTATGTTTCAAAAATAAACACCTTGACAGAACAGGCGATTGTGAACGGAATGTCTCCCGCAAAATTAAAAGCGGAAATAAAAAAAGCGACCGAAGGACTTTCCGATGCTCATTGCAAATTATTGGCGCGCGACCAAATGGGAAAATTGAATGGACAAATAACGGAAAGTCAAATGCAAGAAGCGGGACTTGAGTTATATGTGTGGAGCACCTCGGGAGACGACAGAGTGAGAGACAGTCATATGGCAATGGAAGGTTTACTTTGCCGATACGATGATGCCACGGTTTGCTCATACGATAATGGAAAGACCTGGGAACCTAGACCCGCGGGCGCGGTAAAACTTCATCCGGGACAAGACATTCAATGTCGTTGCATTGGTTTGACTTTCTATCCTGAACTTGAAGCAGAAATGTATAACATCCCAATGGAAGAAGTCACAGAAGATTTGCCTGATGTTCAAGAAACAATTACTGAAAATGATTTTGTTTTGGACAAAATTGAAGATTTGAAGGATTTAGGGCGTGGTGATGTTGAGAATGTTATACCAATGGCAAGTAAAGAATTTATCAAAGAGGCGTCAGAAATTTATAACAAGCAAAAAAAGACCGGTGAACAAATCTATGTTGAAAAGATGGTCAATTTGAATGATATTGTGACTAAACAAGAAAAGCTCGACAAAAACAAGTTGATTGACTTCATGAAATATGACAAATCTAAAGAGAAAGGCGATTTGATAAGAGCGGTGCCTTATAAAGACAAGTATATGCTTATTGACGGCAATCATAGAGTAGCTATGGCTATTCTAAAAGGTGGAGAAAGAATGAAAATTGCGATATTAAATCCGATGTAAAATAATGTAAAATAAAACTTGATTTTTTTTACTTTGTGTTTTATAATCCGGGTATGAAGTTGAATGACTATCAAATTGCGGAAATAAAAAAGGCCTGTGAGAGTGTGGAATATGGTTCGGTAACAATAAAAATGAATCCGACACTCGACCATATTGATTTGGTGATAGACAAGCAAGTAAGGTTGAAATGTGAACCGACAAAACCGCCCTTGAAAACGGTGGATAAAAAATATAATTAAGTGCTGACTGAAAAACAGAGGCGAATTGGACAAAGTTCTGGTTCGCCTTTTTTATTTTTGGGAGAAATAAAATGAGTTTGAAAAAAGACATTAAACGCTTTGACAACATCGATAATTCCCAATGGATGACAATTCCATTTGAGAGAACCGCGGAAGGTTTTTTGAAAGGAAGAGCGATAGTCACTTCAATCGGTGTATTCACATACAAAAGAAAAGACGGAACAATTCAGCGAGAATTGCGCCTTCCCGAAGATGTTTTTTCTATTGAAACTCTTAATTCAATGAAGTTAAAACCGGTCACATTGAATCATCCCACCGAACTTGTTACTCCCGACAATGCGAATAAATTGCAAGTCGGAAGTCTTGGTGACAATCCTTCAAGGACAACCCAATGGCACGATACTCCATACGATGAAGTAACGGACGGTATAAATTGCGCGATTGACATGGTAATCACAAATAAGGATGCCATAGAAGCGGTTCTGAACGGTAAACAATCACTTTCAATGGGTTATACTTGCGATTTGGAGATGGCACAACCGGGAGCCACATGGTGCGGTGTGGAATATGATTTCATCCAGCGCAATATTCGCTACAATCATTGCGCGATTGTCGATGCCGCAAGAGCAGGCGACAATGCGAAAATTGAACTTCGAGTGGACAGTGATGATGCTGTCCTTGAAGATATGGTAATCAAAACAAAAGGAGGTTCCAAAATGTTGAGGAAAATCAACTTGGATGGCATCGAATGTCAGGCGGACGAGGAAGTTCTTCATGCGTTGAACATGGAGAAAACAAGAGCCGACCAGGCAGAAAAAGATGCTTGCGAGACGAAGAAAACGATGGACAAAAAGGTTGCGGACATGGAAAAGAAAGTGACCGAATTTGAAAAGCGTATTTCTGAACTTGAAGCCGAAAGAGATTCTGCTAAAGAAAAAGCAGACTCGGCTGCCGCAGAACTTGAAAAAGTTAAGGCGGATTCGGCTGACCCGAAACGACTTGACGAAGCGGTCAAGGCGAAAATTGAACTTCTTCACAATGCCGAAAAGGCTAAGGTTGAAGTCAAAGAGGACATGTCCGATTTGGACATTAAGAAGGCAATCATTACTTCACAGTTCCCCAAGGCGAACTTTGACGGTAAGGATGATGTTTACATTGAAGCACGCTATGACAGTGCGGTAGAAATGATGGTTGAAAAGAATGATTCAACAATCAGACAGGTTACTTCAAACCTTCCGCCTGAGAATCGTGCCGATGAAAATGATGCTCGTGCTAAGATGATTCAGAGAATGAAGAATCACGGAAAGGAGGAGTAAAATGAACCTTTACGGAAATTTGCAAGACGAAGTTGCCATGGCAGGAATGCTTTATGGCATGAATCCGAAGACGATTGTTTCCATTCCCGCGGGAGAAAAAATTAACTTCGGTAAAGCCGTTTTTCTGAATGCGGAAAAGAGCGCCCTTGTTGGTGGAAAATACAACAATAAGGCGGTCATTGACCTTTCGGCATACACAACGGCAAGTAAGGATATTGTTCTTACAATCAAGGGCGTTGAAATCGAAGCCACGACTTCGGGAACAATTGCCACCGATGTTGCCGCCATTGTTGAAGACATCAATGAAATTGATGGCGTGACAGCCGTTGCCGGAACAGGAGGCGATGCCGGAAAAATCACCGTTACTTCTGACGACAGTTCAGACCTCGGAGTCAAGTTGGTTTACGATGGTTCGGATGTCACATCGTCAAAAGTAACCGCAACAAGTGACTGCGTTTATGCGGGAGTTGCCGTATTCCACCAAAACGCATTCATCAATTCACGCGGTTGCTATGTGGAAAAAGAAGCGGTGAATGTAATGGAAAAGGGCTATGTTTGGGGAACACTCGCAAGTGGTGTTACTCCGGCAATCGAAGCTTCTGCCTATGTAACGGCCGCCGGTTTGTTTACCACAGAATCAAGTGGTAATACATTGGTCGGAAAATTCAAGTCGGGCGCCAAGAATGGTTCAAATTCTGACACACTCGCACTTGTTTCAATCGAATAAAAGGAGATTTGAAAATGGACCCAAGAACTAACAATCCAATGCGTCTTGATTCAAATGAATCTGCGTTTTTTGACCGTGAACTTTTGTATGTAAAGACAAAAGCTTACGATGCCAAACTTGCCGAGTTGAAGGGACTTTCTTTGATTCCGATTTCAACGGAGGCCGGTTCGGGAGTAAACGAGATTGCTTTCCAGCAGTATCGTGGTGTCGGTTTCGCAAAAATCATTGCCGATTATGCGAAAGATTTTCCTCGTGTTGATGTTTATGGTGAGGAAAAGTCAGTCAAAGTAAAGGGAATCGGTGATTCATACGGATATTCAATTACAGAAATCCGCCAGTCGCAAAGGGCTGGTAAGAATCTTGACCAACGCCGTGCCTTGACTGCTCGCCGTGCTCACGATGAACAGATGAACAAGATGGCTTTGAAGTCCGACCCGGTAAACGGAACAAACGGACTTCTTGACTATCCGGGAATCACTGAAGTTACACTTCAGGCTGACGGAACCGGAACATCAAAGACATGGGCAAGCAAGACCGCTGACCAAATTGTTCGTGACATTAACGACATGGTAAATGCCGTAATGGAACCCACATATGCCCGAGAAGTTCCGGACACACTTCTTTTGCCGATTGCTCAATATAACGACATTGCCAGTCGCAGAATCGGTGAAGACGGAACAAAAACCTTGATGAAGTATATCCTTGAAAATTCTCCTTACATCAAGAGAATTGATTGGCTTTCTGAACTCAAGGGATTTGGTGCGGGAAGCACTGACCGTGCTTTGATTGGTCGTTTTGACGAAGAGCACATCACTCTTGAAATTCCGCAGCCGTTCGAGCAGTTCGAACCGCAGCAGGAGGGCATGGAATACACCATTCCTTGTCATTCTGAATGCGCGGGAACAATCATTTATTACCCGCTCGCTTTCGCATATGCGGACGGCATTTAATTAAATGATTTGATTGGTCGGATTCCCGGCATGAAACATTGCCGGGAATTATTTTGTTAAAAAACATAAAAGAAGGATGGTTTATTATGTTGATTAAATTTACACCGAAAGTAGAACATTTGAAGTGCATTGTTCTTACACCGAAAGAAGGTCTTAATATTACAAGGACCATGGTTCGTTTGCTCCCGGGAACAAACGAAGTAACAAATGACGAGTGGAAAGCAATGAGAGGAAACATTGTTGCCGAATTGGCAAACGGTGAAATCACGATTCTTGCTCAGAAAGTCGGAGACGGACGGGGAAAACCGGGAGGACGCAAGGCAACAAATCTTGTGGATATGCCCGTAAATATCGCGGTAAAATATGTTTCTGAATGCAACAATGCGGAAACTTTGGAAAAATGGTATAAAGAAGTAACGAAGGAAGAAGTCAGGTTGGCAATTACAAAACGCATGAAGGCGCTTGAAATTGAAGAACCGACAGACGAAATACCGGACGCGCCCAATGCCTCGCCCATGTCAATTGACGAATTCGATTCCGATGAAGAAGACGAAGACGAGGACAAAGAGTCGGTCGATAATGAAGAAGAAACGGAAAGCGGTGACTCAGACAATGAAGTAAACGCAACCGATTTTTCTTCAATGAACATCAAACAGTTAAAGAAAGAATGCAAGAACCGCGGCATTGATTGCGAAGGTTTCAAAGAAAAGGAAGATTATCTTTCTGCATTGGTAGAAGAAAATAATTCCGAAGAGGAGTAGTGTATGATGACGGTCGTTCAAATAATTCAGACTATTTGCCCAGATTTAGCAGATAGTCCATCCATGTCGCAATTTGTGCAAATGGCGAGTGAAAGTTTGAACGACCGTTTTTTTGGAAAATTATTCAATCAAGCGGTGGCATACAAAGCGTGCCATTTGTTTACGATTACGACAGGCGACAAAATGGGAATTCATTCGGTCGGTGGTGGTGGCAGTGTCACTTCATATCACGAGGGAGGAATTCAAATTGGTTTTTCCGCAAGTCAAAATGACAGTGAACTTGCCACAACAAAATATGGTAAAATGCTTCTTGATTTGATGAAGAAGTGTCCCAAAATGGATGTGAATAAAAATTGTTTACCGGCTTTTCCGGTCATATTTTAATTTTTGAAATTAAGGAGGTTTGAAAAATGTTGTTTTTTCCGAATGCGACAATTTATATTTCAGACCTCAAAACCATAAAAAATTCTGAAGGAACGAAAATAAAGACTTTTGATTTCGATAATCCTTTGGAAAGTTTTAGAGTAGATGTTCAACCGAATGTGCTAACATTGGCGCAAATTGAACTTTACGGTATAAATGCGAAAACGGCAAACACAAAGAAGTGTTTTATAAATTTGAGTGATGGGAATTACATGATTCTTGGTAACAGAGCAAAAGTCATGTATGATGACGGTGCGGTTGAATTCTACGACATTCAACCGGTGAATGTTTGGAGATTTCACAAGGAATTTCTTTTGATACCGGTGGAGAACGAAAATGCCTGATGATTCTTTCAAACAATTTGAAAAATATCTCTCAAATGTGGCGAACTCCATTCAAGGAGAATTGGAAAAAGCCATAAAATTATGTTGTCAGAAAGTCAGAAGTGACATACAAGACAGCATGGCGAAAACTCCAAGAGACACGACAAAGACATATTACACGAACAACAAAACAAAAGGACACAATCCTTCATTGCCGGGAAATCCGCCCGCACCGGACACCGGTAATTTGAGAAATTCGATAAGGTATGAAGTTCATGGTTCGGGAACGGAAGTTTACGGTATTATCGGAACGACTCAAAAGAATCCGCCCTATGGAACATATCTAGAATATGGAACCAGCAAAATGGCTCCCCGTCCTTGGTTGCGTCCGGCAATGTTGAGAAACAATGATTGGATTAAAAAGATGTTGAAACAAACGGTTGCGAATAAATTAAAGGAGGCTAAAAAATGATAAACGCAAAGAAAATTTATAATTCACTCCTTAACGATGAACGCATAACCGCACTTGTTCCCGAGGATTACATTCTCAACGCATATCCGGACGAGATAGAATGTTTTCCTTGCTTGATTTTTCTTGACGATGAGCAGAGTGACACGGAATATTTTGAAAATATGCCGGGAGCGAGTTTTTGCTCGGTTCAGATTCACATCTTCACAAAAAAACTTGACGGCTATGTTTCTTCCGCAGAAGTTGCGAATGTTGTGGCTGAAGTAATGAATGAGGATTTGTGGAACTGTTCACAAAACGGTGAAGTTCAAGACCCTGACCCGAATGCGGAGCACAGGGTGATGAGATTTGGTAAGTCAATTTTTAATTGATATAAAATTATTCTAATGGAGGAATAAAAATGGAAGAAAGACCAAAAATTGGTTTGAGTGGTTTGGTTCTTGCTGAAGTTCTTTCGGACGATGAAAATGGTATCGTTTACGATACACCTTTCAGAATCCCGGGAGCCGTTGTAGCGACAATCAATCCGAACTCAAGCGTAGACACAGACTACGCGGATGATGGTGCGTTCTTTGCTCAAAACAACCGAGGAAACACCGAGTTGTCTTTGGAGATGATTGACATCACTCCCGAGAATGAAGCGAAGATGCTTGGACAGAAAAGAGTGAATGGTGTCACGATTGAAACGGACCTTGACCAGTCACCCTATTTTGCTTTCGGTGCGAAGGTTCTTATGGCCGGTTCCGATGAAAACGGTGATGCCGTTTACACATACCTTTGGTATGCGAAGGGCAAATTCTCCGTTCCCGAAAGTGGTGGTTCAACAAAGAAGGACACAATTGAGTTTGGTCACAAAAACCTCACGGCTCAGTTCGTAAAGACTCAATTTGTTCCGAACGGACAGAAATCGGGAACAATCGGTTCAAAAGTAAGAACCGATGACCCGGATGCTCCCGCAAGTCTTATCGCCGATTGGTTCAATGCTCCCGTAATTTCTGTTGCTCAGAACACCGGTGCGTTCACTGTTACTGCCGCGAGTGGTGACAATAACACCGTAATTCTTACGGGAAGCAAAGAAGGCGGTGCGAATGTTTCATTCGGTAGAGCTTCCGCAAAGATTGGTGAGACAATCATTGTGACGGACGCAAGCGGTGAGTTTGTTGACGGCACGATTGCGTTTGGCGGAACCGCCACGGCTCCGACAATCACATTTACTCCTGCGGAAGACGCAAATGCTCCCGCGAGTGTGACTGTTACGGCTGGATTGAAGGACAATTTTGGAATCGGTGCGACACCGATGACCGACAATGACCTTTGATTTTTAACTTACTTCCAGGCTTGAGTAAAACAATTCCAAGCCTGGAAGAATTTCTATTTTAAGAGGATGGACTAAAATGAAAAGAAAGAATGAAGAATTGGACAAAATCAAGCCCGAAAAGGTTACATTGAGAATCAAGGGAAAGGACAGAGAGATTAAATTTGGCTTTTCCGCATGGGCTAAACTTGAAAAAGAGTATGGCGGAATAAAGAACATCGACAAAATGCAGAAAGAAGTGGAGGAAAATCCCTTTACTGTAATTCCGCACTTGATTTGGATTGCTCTACTCGACAAAGATGATTTGGACGAAGAGACATTCCTTGATGAATATGAGTTGAGCGACATCAACATGATTTCCGATGTTTTTTCTAGAGCAATGTATGGTTCATTGCCCAAGAATGAAAAAGGAAAAAAAGCGGTGGTGGAAGCATAGAGGAATTTCCTTGGTCATACCTTTTGACAGAGTGTCTGTTGATGGGTATGACCGAAGGTGAGTTTTGGGAATCCACACCAAGAAAAATACTTGCTTTAATTGACCAAAAAAAGGAAATTGAGAAAGTGAATCAAAAGAATCTTGCGATTTACATTGCGAGTTATGTTTGGGGAAAGGACCCGGACGAAATTGAAAACGAGAATGGAAAGAGAAAACCAATTCCCGGAATCGACATACCGGTAGACCAAGGATTGGTGAATAAATTGCTTTAGGTAGGAATGTATGGCAGAAGGTGATTTTGACTTAAAAGCGACATTAAGTTTAAATTCAAAAAATTTCATTGACGGCTTAAAACAAGGCAAAGAAAGTTTGGGCAGTTTCTCTCAAATGATTGACAAAGTTCTTGGCCCAAAAGGTAAATTGGTTTTGGCTCTTGCCGCGGTTGGAGCCGCCGCCTTGAAAATGGGCCAGGACATGAATGCCGCAATGTCAGAAATTGCCAAAGGAACCGGAGCAACGGGCGAGTCGCTTTATAAATTAAGAGAAAATGTCCACGATGCTTTGGTAGGCGGTGTCGGTCGTTCCGCCCAAGAAGTCGGAAGAATGGTGGCCGACTTAAATACAAGATTCAAAGCCACGGGAAAAGAATTGGTGTCGCTCACGCAATCATTTGATGACTTTTCAGATGTTACCGGAGTCGATACGAAAAACGCAATCAATATGGCCGCCGATGTAATGGCAAAATGGAATATTGAAAATGAAGACACCAACAAATTATTAGACCAACTCACAAAAGCCAGTCAAGAAAGCGGTGCGAGTGTTGAAAGTTTAATGAACGGATTGAAGCAAGGACAGGCGGTATTTTCTCAATTCGGAATGTCCGCCACCGACACCATCGCATACATTTCAACTTTGAAAGAAAACGGAATTGAAGTCGAACAGGCTTTAATCGGAATGAAAACCGCCCTTGCCAAATTTTCACAGGAAGGAAAAGACGCTCAAACCGCGTTTGCGGAAGTTTCAGAAAAAATTAAAAACGCAAGTTCAGAAACAGAGGCCTTGAACATATCGGTTGAAACTTTTGGTGCTCGCAATGGTCCCGAAATGGTCAAAGTCTTGCGCAACAGTTCTAATTCAGTCGAAGAATTCAAAAATAAACTTTTAGAAGCCGGTGGTGCTTTGGAGGCAACAAAAGAGGCGAGCAGAACCAGTAAAGATGCCTTTGACGATTTGGGCGGTGTTTTGAAAGGTTCTTTTGGTGGAATATTTGAAGGCATAGACACATTGGTCAAAAATGTAATTGATTCACTGTCATCGGTTTTAAGAAAACTTGACCCGATAATTAGACCTGTTGTCAATTCAATCAGAGACATTTTTGCGTTTGTCGGTGAGATGTTCTTTACACTGGTGGACAATGTTTCAACATTTATTACGGAAAATTCGGCGGGATTCAAAATGATTGCTGACATAGCCCAAAACACCTATGAAGTTCTGCATACAATTTTGGGAAATATGCTCGAAGCATTCAAGACGGTCTTTGGTTTGATTTCTTCAATACTTCAAGGCAACTGGCCGTTGGCTTGGGAATACGCAAAACAAGCATTCATGATTGTCATTAAAAATATTTTGGATATTCTTTCCGGATTTATAAACACATTCTCATCTCAAATAAATTCATTCACTGAAAATGTAATAAACCCATTCATTGATGGAATAAACCTTGTAGCAGAAAAGTTGGGAATGCCTCTTGTAGAAAAATTTGAACCCATCGGTAAAATAAATCTTACGCAACTTTCGGGACTTCAGAAAAAAATAGACGAAACAAACAAGAAAATTCAAGAGATGACCGGAAAAACAACGGCAAAGATAACCGGAGATTTGGGAAAAGTTGAAAAAACAAATACCGATGTTCTTACCGATACTACCAAAAGGACAAAGAAAGAGACAAAGACTGAACTTGGTGCTTGGGATAAATTAAAAGAGGGAATAATTAAAGACGCAGAAGATTGGTCCGATGTTGTAGGAACCGCCTATGGAACAATGAGAGATTTGGGAACCGAAATGTTCGAGTCGATAGGCGAAAGCCTTGTTGATGGCGGTGCGAGTTTTGAAGATTATGCGGCGACTGCGGTATCGGCAATTGCGGAAGTATTGAAGTCATTGGCGGCACAATTGACGGCATTGGCGGTCGCAAGAGCGGCTAACTATGATTATGGAACCGCGGCAATGGCTGCCGCTGGAGCGGCTGCGGCTTTGGTTGCGGCTGGTGTTCTTGGAGCGGTTGCAACAAAAATGAAATCCGCCAGCGAAGAAACAAAGAAGGCTTCAGAAAGCATAGATTCAATAGGTGACGCAGCAATTCAGGCTAGAGGTTCAATTGAATACTTCCTTGAAACATTGAAGAAAATAAAAGAAGGATATGAAGACTATAGTGTTGTAAATTATTATACAACGATTATCGCATATCAAAATACATATAATGAACTTGTTGACGCAATGAACGATAAATTTCAAGAAGTTGCCTCAAGGCAATCTGCAATAACTAAATTCTTGAAAACAAACGCTGAATATTTAACTGTATACCATAGTACAGGATGGTGGATATTCAAAAGAAGTTGGACAACAACAATTAGAAATCCGGAACTTGTTGCTTTGGAAGAACAACTCAATACTTCAAAGAACGAATTGGAACAGTTGAAAAAAATTGCGGCTGATGCGGCAAAAGAAATAATTTCAACTAGCAAAAATACAATTTCCTCATTGCAACAACAGGTTGAATTAACAAATCAGACGATTTCCGGTTACCAATTGTTATATACTGCCAGTCTGCAACTCAACGAAGTAAGAAAAGAATTCAATAAATTGAGCGCCGAAGAGCAGGCTCTTGATTATGAAAATTATAAAAAAGCCTTGGAAGATGGAACAAACAACTTGATTGACACTCTAACTTTCCAACTTGAATATTTCAAATCAATAAACCAAATTGCTTTGTCCGAACAAAAAGTTGCATTGAGCAATATGGCTTCAGAAGTTTATAATTCACTTTCCTCAACTGGAGCGAAAATTGGTGAAACATTTGTTTCTGGAATGATTGAAGGAATGTCAAAGAAAGATTTTATGTCTTCAATAAGAGATTATTTTAGAGAAATGCTTTTGAGGATTACAATTTACACCGATGAATTCCAAGACCGACTTGCTCAAATAGGCTTGAATCTTACTCAAGCATTGTTGACCAAGGGCGACTTGAAGTCAATCAAAAAGGAAATAAGCGATTTATGGGATGTCACAAAGGAAGGAGCGAAAGAAGTCGAAAGCGTGATTGCGGAAGTCTTTGGTGAAATAAGAGACGAGATTGAAGACACAACGGAACAAATAGGAACAAACATTTTCGACAATCTCATTTCCGCATTGTCGGAAGGTTTGAGTCAAGGCGAGTTCCTGGAGAACATGAAGAAATACATCCGAGACATGCTCATTCAAACATTGGTCTACACTCAAAGTATGAAGTCTGAAATTGAGGCGATAGGAAAGGCAATTTCTGACGGTTTGACGACCGGATTTACTGACACCAGCCTGCATGAAATTAGGCGCGATTTGTCATACATTTTCAATGAAGCGAACAAGACAATGGTTGGATTGGACAGTGTTCTTGACAATGTTTTCTCCGGATATGCGAACGGAACTCAAAACGCAACAAGCGGACTTCATTTGGTCGGAGAGGCTGGTCCCGAATTGGTAAGATTCAGAGGCGGAGAGCAGGTGTTGAATGCGAGTGAAACAAGAAGCATGCTTGAAAATGCGGGCGGAAACACAAACAACTTCAATGTGACCTTCAACAATATGCAAGACACAAGTGCCTATGCCATGATGAACCAGTTGCGTGAATACAACAGAGAAATGGCAATAAATGGGGTTATTTAAATTTATTGGGAAATGTTGTATAATTAAATCAGTTTTGGGAGAAAGGTGAAAAAATGCAAAGACTTGTTTTTACAAATGCGAACGGTGTATCAATAGACCTCACAAAAGAACCTTACGGAATAACAAAGTGGACCGGATTCGCCAATGCGAACTTGAACATTCAGAGCCAACAGGTTCCGTTCCATGATGGTGGAGTGTTTCTTGATGCTTTGGTAAATGAAAGAAGTCTGAGTGTCACCTTGGCAATCAATGACAAGAATGACCTTGAAAAAAGATATGAGTTGCGAAGGGAATTGATTTCAGTCTTGAATCCAAAACTTGGTGAGGGCGTTTTGGTTTACACCAATGACTTCATAAGCAAGCAGATAAAATGCGTTCCGAAGATTCCTTTGTTCGACACTCACAATAGTAACACAAAGGGAACACCGAAAGCGAGCCTTGCGTGGACCGCCTGCGACCCGTATTGGGAGGATGTTGAAGAAAATTCAGTTTATTTTGGAATAAAAACTCATCCCACAATAAGAAACAACGGCGATGTTCCTTGCCAAATGAAAATAGATTTTTTTACGACATATGTTGAAAATCCGAAGTTGACTAGAATCAATGATGGAAGTTTCATTAAGTACAATGGTGAACTAAACGAAAATTTGAACATAAACACTAATTTTGGAGAGAAAAGTGTAATTGCTGAAAAGTTAAAATTTTCTCCGTTATATGTAGGCGGTCGTCAGTTATCGTCAATTGTGTATTCTGAAAATTTAGACTTATTTGTTGCAGTAGGTCAATTGGAAAGTTTAGCAAAGGGAGGAGTAATTTTAACTTCTAAAGATTCTATAAATTGGAATGTTCAAACTAGTCAATATGATAACCTATTATTTGTAACATATTCCGAAAGTTTAAATTTATTTATTGCCGTAGGCGAATATGAAGTAACTTACACCAGTTCGGATGGAGTAAATTGGGAACGCCATAAAATTCAAGAAAGTTCTTTTGACTACATGATATTCCATTCAGTCACATATTCTGAAAGTTTAGGTTTGTTTGTTTTGGTTGGAATGGGAGGCATGTATAATACTGCAGATGCTGAAGGCATAATTTTTACTTCACCCAACGGAATAGATTGGACATATGTTGATAATATACCTTATGCGTATGCTACATATATATTTTATTCTGTAGCATGGTCTGAAAGTTTAGGTTTATTTGTCGTTGTGGGTAATGATGGAAGAATTTATTCTAGTCCGGATGGAACAACTTGGACAAATAGAACTAATACAAGCATCGCAGATTATGACTTGAGGTCTATTACATATTCAAAAAATTTAGGTTTATTTGTGGCAGTTGGTGGACCGCCTATAATATCTTCAGATGGAATAACTTGGACAAATGCTATTGATTACATAGGCAGCCTTCGTTCTATTACATATTCTGAAATTTTAAGATTATTTATTGCGGTCGGTTCTAATGGAAGAATTTATTCTAGTCCGGATGGAACAACCTGGACATCAAGAACTAGTGGAACAGATAATTTATTATTTTCTGTTACATATTCCGAAAGTTTAGGTTTGTTTGCGACAGTTGGTAGTTCAGGAACAATTTTGACTTCTTCAGATGGAATAAATTGGACATCAGAAATGTCTTCATTGAATGATAAGGCATTAAGTTATATTACATATTCAAAAAAATTAAATTTATTTGCGACAATTGGTAGTTCAGGAACAATTTTGACTTCTTCAGATGGAATAAATTGGACATCAAGAACCAGTGGAACAAATAATAATTTAAGTCATATTACATATTCAAAAAATTTAGGTTTATTTGTTATAGTTGGTTCGAGTGGAACAATTTTAACATCTTCAGATGGAATAAATTGGACATCAAGAACCAGTGGAACAAATAATAATTTAAACTGTGTGGTGTATTCTGAAAGTTTAGAATTATTTATTATAGTAGGAGCCTCAAAGACAATTTTGACTTCTTCAGATGGAATAACTTGGACATCGAGATACACATCAATCAATCGAGATTTGAATTCAGTGGCGTGTTCTGAAAATTTAGGTTTGTTTGTAATAGCAGGAAATCATGGAACAATTTTGACTTCTCCTGATGGGATAAGTTGGACTTCAAGACCCTGTCGAGACAGTTCCGGATTTACCATTACAGATAATTTAAAGTCCATTGCTTATTCTGAAAATTTAGGTTTGTTTATAATTGTCGGTTCGTCTTCTCCCAATTCTAGTACTGCGGTAATGTGTTCATACAATGGGATAAATTGGACTAATGTTTGGAATGAAACATTTGTTAGATTTAGAGCATTAAAGCATATCACTTATATTGAAAGTTTAGGTTTGTTTATTATTCTTGAAGAAAACGGTTATATTTTGACTTCTTCCGATGGAATAAATTGGGAAAATCAACAGTTGGGAATTATTTTCAGTTCTTTGTCTTATGCAGAAAATTTAGGCTTTTTAATTGCCGTAAGTTCTTTTGGCGACATCGCTCAGTCTAAATTTGAAAGTATTGAAAATAGAATTCAAAATATTTCCGAAGACTCGAATTTGAATTTGAATCTTCAACTTGGAGACAATAAGTTCAGATTGAATTTTACGGCAGGATATGTAAATGTAAAATTGACATATCGTCAAAAATATTTGGGAGTGTAGAATGAGTTACAAGGAAAAGCCGCAACTAAAACTTTACGCATACAAAAACAACTCATTCGTTCTTCAGGCGATAATAGACGATTATGAGGAATGCAGTTTTGAGCGTAACATGTATCAGGCTGGACAATTCTCAATAACTATAAACTACAACATTCCCAATGCGTCATTGTTCAAAAGGGGATTGTTTGTTCAATTCGGGAACGACAAATATGACTTCGGTGAAATTTATACCGTGGTCGATTCCATTGGACAGGACGGCAAGGGAAGTCAAAAAAGAGTAATTACAGGCTATGATGCCAGGTTCTTGCTGAAAAGAAGAGTGATTGCCAACTTGAACAACGGAGAGAATTGGGCGATGACCGCAAAGGGAGAACTCTGCATTAGGAACCTTGTCAAAGACCAATGCGGAGAGAATGCGGAAGAAAAAAGAAGGTTGCCTATAACAAACATAATTCCGTCCGAAAGTGACGCTTTGGGTCAGACATATTCTGTTGCGGAGACATTCTCAAACCTTTATGAAGTCTGCAAAACAATTGCCACTCAATCAGAGATAGGCTGGCGAATGAAGTTTGAAGGAACTTTGAGTTTGGAATTTTACACAGGCAACGATGTGTCCGACAAAGTGTTTTTCTCTACCGGATTTGACTCGCTTTCAAACGGCAATTTTTCTGATTCAACGGAAAACTATACCAATGCCGTGTATATCGGTGGAAAGGGAACGGGAAAGGAAAGGGACATTTACCTCGGCGAGGATTCTGACGATGCCGAAAAAATAATAGTCGAGGGAAACGACACTCATCTCGTTGATGAAATAGGAGATTCAATAGTCGTTGACTTTTTACCGCCTGGCGGTTTGAGCAGATTCGAATCGTGGAATTCAGAAACAGAAATGAACACGGAAAACGAGTATGCGGCAAAGGCGAATTCAATACTTCTCCAATACATGCAGAACATAACTGTGAGCGGTGCGGGTTTGGCAAAATGCCCATACACTTATAAAAAGCAATACAATGTGGGAGACATAATAAAATTGTCGTTCAGTGGAAAATCCGCCAATGTTCAAATACAATCGGTGACAGAGCATTGGGCCTGGAACAAATACGACCTTGGATTTTCTTTTGGAAAACCCGAAAACACCCTTCAAAGTCAGATTCAGTTGATTTTGAGAAAGATTCAACAGTCGAGCAACAAGAGTTCGACAATATCAAGTGTTCAGTGGTATACTCTTCCAGAAGACACAAAACAAAATCTTTCCGAAGTCACTTGCGACACTTTGGGATTCACGGGAGAGGGCGGAACATTCGAACTGTATCTTGACTCGGAAGGAACCGGAAGCAAGAACTACAACATTTATTGCAAGAACCTTTCGGGCGATGTGACATTGACCGCAGGTGGAACAGACCTTACATTGACCGCAGGAAACAGGGTGACAAGAATTTATGTTGACAGAAACGGAGACATAATTCAATATACATAAAGGAGGAAATGAAATGGCAAACAAGACCATAAATCAAATCAAAACGACCGCCACGGAAAGCGAAGACGATGACTTGCTCGTGATGTGGATGACCGCTCAAAGCAAGACGGCAAAAATAAATGTCAAGAATTTTTTGAAGGGAAAACTTGCGGGAATGGGAGTGTCGTATTATGGAACCAGGGCGGGATACGAACAGGCGAAGTTGATTCCCGAAGGAAACGAAGGTCACATACCGAACCATTCACTTGTAATAATAACCGATGAAAACGATTACATCGAAGGAGAAGATGAAGAATGAAAGCGTTTATTGCGGAAGGAACGGGAGCCGCCCAACAGTTGAGCGGCATTCAGAATGAAAAGATTCCAATTTATGGTTCAAAGGCGGCTGCCGAGGCCGACATTGAGAATCTTGAAGAAAATCAAATTGTCGCCACAAAAGAAAACGGATTTTCCTCTGACGGAGTGTATATTGCCAGTTCTTCTGCGATTATTGGCGGAGACTTGATTGCGAACTCAAGCATGAAAATAATGTTTATCTCTGACATTGTTGGAGAGGACACGAGCACGCCGTTGTCTATAAGTTGGAACGGAGAATCATATTTGGTCAAGGTTGCGAACAACTCACAACTTCAAAACATTTATGCTCATGAAGTTTCAAGTGGAGTTTTCAAATATGTCCAGGCCTACACTACTTTGGAATTGATTTTTGACGGAGTTCAATTCATTATTGTTGGAAACCCGCTCGTCTTGTCGTCAAGCAGTTATTCAATCTATGCGAACGGCTATAACGATGCTTGGACTGAATTGGCTTCTTTTAGTTCCGCGTCGTCAATAACCATTCCTAAAAAATACAAAGAAATATGTTTTTCTTTGAATTACGCTGGTATTAGATATGCCAATAGTGCAATTTCCCCTCTTCAAGAATTGCCGAATATTGAATTAACGAGTTATATGGACGGCTCAGCCTATGGGATGCTTGTGTTTAATAGTTTTGACAGTGAAGGAAATTATGTATGCTCAATATCAACAGGTGGTGCACGTAAATGGTTTTTATACGCAAGATGATTTTTATACGGTTGTTGATTAACTTCGCTACATTGAGTTGGTTATCGCCAACCAATAAGACCATTTATTCCTCCGTTATGGGTGAATGAAAATAAATAATCTCCATCTGAATTTATCCCAACATAAGTTATTCTTGCGTTGTTACCTTCATTCGGATATGAAACTAACATATCAATAGTTCCACTTAAAATTGATTTTATTGATGTTGTACAAGAATTATATATGCGTTGCGTTCCATTATCCATTCCTTGAAGTATTATTTCTTTTGCGATTTTTGGAATTGTGACTTGTGTTCCGTCAAGGTTATAAATTGTAGGCAAGTAAGTCCATACCTCGTTATAACCGTTCGCATAGATTGAATATTTAACATTTATTTTTTTTCAAATTTTATAATTCTTCCTATGACTATATAATACAGGAGGAATTAAATGATTTATGGCTATGCTAGAGTTTCTACCGAGGAACAAAACTTGGAGAATCAAAGGAACACAATTCTTGAGCGGTTCAACATTGATGAATGGATTGAGGAGAAGAAAAGTGGAACAATCGACTACTCGAAAAGAAACCTTGGGGAATTGATTGACAAATTGCAGGAAGGAGACACACTTGTGATTACGGAACTTTCAAGGCTTGGCAGAAGCCTTTCGATGATTTTCGACATCATTTCAATTTTGAGGAAAAAGAGGGTTCGCTGCATAGCGATAAAGAACAACTTCGACCTGAATCCTTTGAACAACAATGACATAGTGTCATCCGTCCTTATGTTCGCATTCGGTCTTTCCGCTCAAATAGAAAGGGAACTGATTTCTGAAAGAACAAAGCAGGGACTTGCAGTCGCAAAGGCAAAGGGAAAGAGAGTGGGACGCCAAAAGGGAGACAAGGTGTATTTTGTGAAGTTGCGGAAGTATGAGAAAGAACTCATGGAACTATACAATAATGGAACAAGCATCAATTCATTGGCAAGAAAATACAATGTCAGGTGGGGAACCGTCAAGAACTTTATAACAAAGTTTTCAAAGATGGAGCGTCCGGAGCCTTTGACGGAAAAGCCGAGGAAACACGGACATCCAACCTATAGGGAAACGGAATGGTTCAATAAGAATGAAAAATAAAACAGGCTTGATATTTACTAAATTTGTGACTAATATTATAATTGAATCAAAAGGAGAAAAGAAACATGATTGGCAAAATAAAGGAAGTAGACGGAGAGAAGAAAATAGAATGGATTGCGGGAAGAGCGGACGGACAGGGAGTGCCGATAGGCTGCGTGATACCAATTTACGGCAATACCGCTCCGAACTCAAGTTGGTTGATTTGCGACGGCTCCACATTCGACGCAGAAACATATCCGGCTTTGGCATTGTATCTTGGCGGAAACAGACTTCCCGACTTGCGCGAGTGCGTTTTGGTCGGAGCGGGTCAGTCGGACAACGACTATGACGCCAGCGCGAATCCGAACGGAATACACGAGCACGATGTGTATAATGTAGGTGAATTCAAAGACGACCAATTACAAGGGCACGAACACATCATTAAATCATTGAGTGGTAATGCCGGCTGGACTGGGAGCGCAACCATCGGTGGTAACGACAAAAACACCAGTGGCATTGTGTCAGACGGCACAAACGGAACTCCTCGCATTGGCTCTACCACCCACGGAAAGCAAGTCGGCGTGAACTACATCATTAAGGCAACCTCGGTATCCGCGGAGACAGACCATGCCGCAATATTGGCTCAAACAATGGCTTATATAAGAGACCAAAACGAGTTGAGCGAATGGGAAGAGATTTCAATAAGCACTAACTCAAGCAATCCGACCGTTATGTCTTATGACGGATTCTTAATTATAAGAAGTCCGACCGGCTCGGGGAAACAAATATATCTTAATGGAGTTGGTATTGCTCGAGCCGTACATAGCGGTTACTGTGGAACAACTTACGAAGGTTCAACCGCAACTATACCTGTCAAGAAAAATGACGAAATATACTATATTGCAGGTGGAGGAGATACAACACCCATTTATGTTGCTTACTACAAAAAGCGCGACTACTCCAACCGCTAAAACTAACCGCCTAAACATAGAATTTAGGCAATGCAATTAGTCCGTGGTTTTGGTGTATTCGATAGTCAACTCTATATCATAATTAGTCCAAGCACAACTCATTCCTATATACCCTACTGTTGGATAATTATAATGAGTCACAAACAGGTCACAAGGAACATTTACGTATTGGTTGTTCGCAAAGATAACTCCGCTCATAAATGTTGGGGTATCGATGTTTAAGTCGCTAATATCAAATACCGCTGTCCAAGTGTTTTGGGTAGGCGGAGTTTTCCCGACTAAAGTTTTCCTATAAATCGGTTTGCCGTCAATCCAAGTCTTTCCGGTTGGAGTCTCCTCGGTCGAATACGAATTCCATCTTTGTATCTGAGCCAATATTGCGGCATGGTCTGTCTCCGCGGATACCGAGGTTGCCTTTATTTTTTACCGAAAATGTTTTTAATGTTCTGAAAAATATTTTTCGACTTCTTCAAATGAGTAAAATATTTTGTCGTTTCCCATTTCATCGACAAAATGAAATAAAATCATTCTGTCAAATATTGCGTATTCCGCATGCACATTCGGATATTTCTTTTTTACCAATGCGGTGAGAGTATCATTAGCGAGTATGAATTCGTTAATTTTCTTTTCTACTTTTTCGCATGCTCTTTTTACTTCTTTCTTGAATTCTTTGTCTTTTTCTTTGTCGAGTTCAAGGTATTGTTTTGTATATTCCCATGAATCTTCATATCTCAATTTACCGGACACATAACCGGTTCTGATTCTGTCGTAAAGTTTGGGATTCCATTCTCTTACATTGTAGTTCCATAGAAAGGCGCAATGAATCACAAAGTCAGAAAAATCCTTTGACCATGAACAATCGTCCTCGATTTTCAAAATTCTTTTGCATAACCATCCAGGTCTACATTCATTGGTTTCAAAGTATACGGAAAGAATGGTCGATTTCAATCCTTCTTTCATAAACAACTCCTCACCGACTTGTTTGGCTTTTGAAAGTGAATTCGTTTCATAATGACTGCACATTTTACCGACAATCATAACGAGGAAATTAAAGGGTGGTTTTATCGCCATTTCAATTGTTCTTAATTACAACATGATATATTTATTATAGATTTTTTGAACGAAAAAAGTAAAAAAAATAGTTAAAAAAGAGATTGACAAAATATAAAATCAATGATATATTTATAGATGTGGGAACGAAAAGAACCGTTTTCGCAAGGAATAAATTATGAAAACCATTAAAATTAAATGCGCCGAGTATGATTTGGTTGTTTCTTCAAAAAGAGATGAAAATGAAGAAAAATCCTATGAAAAAGGATATGAAGGTGCGAACATTTGCGGATGTTGTGGAAAACCGATTAAAAACGCAGAAACCGCCAAGGCACTTCATTTGATTGAAGGCGGTAAATATTTCACGGAATATGAAGGAGAAATAAATGTTTGTCGCGGTTCCGACATGGGATGGTGGACGGTCGGAGCGGTTTGCTATAAAAAGTATAAGAAAAATGAGAAAGAAGTTGAAATTGTAAACGAGGACTGAAAATCGCGGTTTTGAAAATGTGTTTGCCATACACATTTAATATGTATGTGGCATACACATTTCAATATTGTAATAATATATAAATAAATTTATATATTATTACAATTCTTATATATAAATAAATTTATATATAAGAATGATTATTTATAAATAAATAATAAGATTTTTTTGGAGGAATCATTTTATGAGAACATTGAAGAAATTAAATTTTGAAGAATTCAAAAATAAGTATTCTAATAAAAAACACATTTCATGCGGTATAACTTACGAGGACGATTCAAAAGAAACGGTGATGAATGCGAATTTTCCATATGTTGAATATGTCATAAAAAGTTCAAAAAAAGATGTGAAATATATTGCAATTTGTTAAAATAAATCTATAATATAAAAGACGGTTAGAAATAAACCTTCATGATTTACTCAATCTCCTAATTGCAGAAAGTTTGCGAGCTCGCTTTTAGCAGATGAGTATGCGATTGGGAGATTCTTTTTTATGAGTAAACGAAGATTTGAAAACGACTTAAACTGGTATTTATATTCAGAAGATTTCCAAAAACAATTCCTGACACATTTTCCGATTGATTCCCAAAACGATTGCTTTCAGATTCTTAATTATTTAATTAAAAAAATCGGTAACAAAAGAAAACGAGTGTCGAAAGAAAAAGACATTTGCGTTTTCAGAAATTCTGTCATCAAGTCCGCATTGAAATCCCGTTATTTGAATTTCAAACAAGACACGAACAACCAATTCTTTTCAAGAAAACTCACTTTGTTGGAGAAAGAACTTGCTCTGTTTACGCATAAATCGGGGGGACCGAGATACGGAACGATGGTCAAGTTTGATTTTGAAAAAATAAAGTCAATTCTCAACGAAAGAAATTCATTTGCTCAAAAAATCATCAAGGAGTGCGATATGTTTTTGTTGGATTTGGAAGACAAGAAAGTTCATAGTGTGAATAAAAATGCGTCCGAAATCGTTGCTTATCTTCTGTCAAAATACAATTGTTTCAATACCACAATCAACGCAAAGAATTTGACCTATAAAAAATGTTGTGATTATGTGGTTTCACTCTATAACGGAACTTTCACAAACGACCGATTCTTTCAATTTGCGATTTCTGAAAATTATGCCAAGAACTGGAAAGAGACTTTGGACGGAGTAAAGAACGATTGGGATAAAGTAAAAAATCTTCTTGATGAAACTATAAAAAATTATTGTGAAAATTCAAAATATGCGGAAAAGAAAACATCGTTTGAATATTTCATGTTCAGGACACCATATAGAAAAGACGGAAATTTGCGTAAGTTTGAATGTCCGTTCTTAATGTGGTTGCCCGGTTTTTATTCCGTGGTCGAAAGAAAGTTGAACAAAAACAAAATTTCATTCTTGAATAAATTCAAATCCATTTATGACGAATTGGATTGCCGAGTCATTTATTACAAGAAAAAGAGTTATAAAAAATATTCTGTCAGAATTCCCACTTCCGATTTCTTGATTGATGAGTATGAAAAGATAAGTAAATGGTATGCGGAAAACACGGAAGAACCGGCAACGAATTCCATGAGAAAAAACATTTTGAAGTTCGGTCTGTATTTTGGACTTTATAGGAATTTCGTTCACAAGTGCAAACAATACGGAGACGAAAACAAGTGGAAGGAATCATACTATGATTTGTTGAATTATTCCGATGAATGCAAAGAAACGGAGTCGGTTTTGTTTGATTCGTTCTTGAATTACATGAGCGAAATTGATTTTGACATTCACAATTCGACTTTCAACGCAAAGGATTTGAACATTGAAAGAGCGTATGGTGGTGAAGGTCGATTGAATATATTTTTCTCAGGAATGAAAATACACGAATTACCGAAGGAAATTATGGATTTATATTTTCATGTTTGCAGAGTGATTGACGGAGGCAATGAAGAATGGAAAAACAGGAAAATTCCTCTTCCCGGATATTCTCTGCGTGACATGAGAGAATTGAGGAACGGAACTTATAAATTTGAAGACGATGATGAAAACGATGACTATTTGAACGGAATAAGTGAAGAGCAGAGAAATGACTTGAAAAATCTTTCAGATGATGAATATGTCGAAAAGTATTATACCGATGAAGAAAAGGAAATTTATTACAAAGAGAAAAAGAAGAAGGAAGAAGCAAAGGACAATTCCCTTGATTTTGACACGAATGAACCGTTATTTGACCCGAAAGAATTGCAGAAAATCAAAGAAAAAATGAAACAAGAAAAAACGGATGAATCTATAATAAAATTTGATGACATGGAAGAAGTAAAAATAAATCCCGATTCTTTGAATGAAGCGATGGGAGTGGGAAAGTTCAGAAAAAAGAATGACGATGAAGTTTATGACTCGAATGAAAGAGCAAAAATAAACAATAGAAAATTGTATGAGGAAGACGAGTAAATGACACAAACAAAAATTGACATTTCAAAAGAAAGAGACATAGTCATTTGTCTTATGAAAAGTAGAAAGTTCGCAAGGCAAATAATTCCCATTTTGGACACGACTTACATTGAATCGGAATATTACAGAATAATAATTTCATGGTTGAAGAATTATTGGTTTTCATATACCGATGTGGTGAAAGCAAACATTCTGAAATTGTGGCAGGACAATACCGCGAATTTGAACGATGAAGCATTAAGAGACAATTTACTTTCAACCGTTGAAAATCTTTCAGAACATTTTTCAAAAATGGAATGGGAATCCATTGATATTGATTATATCATTGACCGCTCCGTCAAATATTTGAAAAGAAGAGCAACGGAAGGACAAATTGAAAGATTGCGGGAAATTGTTTCCGATGATGATTATGATGACGATAAACTCGAAAAAGCGGTAGAAACATTCCATTTGCCGAAGAAACAAGTCATTGACGATGATGATTTCAAAGACGAAACATGGTTGGATGACATTTACGATGAAACAAGTGATTTTCTTTATTCATATGATGATTGTTATGGGAAGTGTGTGGGAGAAGTTCATAGGGGAGATTTGATTTCATTTCTTGCTCCCGCAAAGACCGGTAAGACATTTGCTTTGATTGAAGAAGGTATTCGAGCATTGAGAAAAGATTTGAATGTGGTTTTTATTTCTCTTGAAATGACAAGAAAGCAAATTAAAACTCGTGTAAACTCTGCGATAACTCAAGCGAGTATAAAAGATTGGAAAGATGAAATTTGTTATTTCAAAAAAGGCGATGACGGGAAAGAACTTCATTTGTCGGAAAAGAGCGGTAAAGGTTTGACAAAAGAAGAAATGAAAGAAAGAATCAAAAATGTCAAAAAATATGATTTGAAAAAGAAAAGTATAAAAATCTTTACGGCTCCCACTGATGATTTTACGGTCGAAGATTTGGAGCAACTCCTTGATGACTATGAATATAAAAATGACTTCGGTGTGGATGTGGTTTGCATTGATTACGCGGACCTTATGCGACCGACATACAGGGCGAGTGAAGAAAGAGACAAAATCAATTCCATATGGAAAGGACTTCGAAAACTCGCGCAGAAAAGAAAAATAGCCGTCATTACCGCGAGTCAATCAAACAGGTCGAATTACGGAACGGAAACAAGTGTCACCGGTATTGCCGATGATTACCGAAAAGCAACTCATGTCACTTGTCTTGTTTCATTGACAAAAACGGGAATTGATTCTGAATATTCGGTGATTAGAGTTAAACAGGAATTGAAGCGTGAGGGAAAAGCGGAATACAGAGTTGCCGTTTGTAGTCAAAATCTTTCATGCGGTCAATTTGTCAGAAAATCAATATGGAAAGATTCAATTGATTCTGAAAGTGATTACCTGAAAAGAATAAACAAAAAAGTAAAAAAATAGTTAAAAAAGAGATTGACAAAATATAAAACTAATGATATATTATAAGTGTAAGAACGACAGAGAAGTTCTTGCAAGGAGTAAATCATGGGAAAAACAAACAAAGAACATTTAATTGAAATGTTGCAAAAAGAAACAAAACTTTCATTCGGTGGAGTTTTAGATTTATTTGACATTATCAATGAGTATGATTGGGCGGTTTTTTGCAGTTATATGGGCGATTATGACTATCCCGGGGAACGAGTTCAGGCAAAGAAAGTTCTTGATGAAAAGTTAAGTCATTATCAAGAAAATGACTGGAAAAAAGTTTGGTCTTTGTTAAATGAAGATGGTGAAATTCATTCTTTCTACCATGATAATTTTCATCATATGAAAGAAGAATATAAAAAATAAAATATTTTCAGTTTGTCGGTTCTGTAAAAACCGACAAGGGAGTAAATCATGGAAAAGATGACGGAAGAGCAAAAAATCGGTTTGTATAACAAATATATTTTGATGGTGCAAAAAAGGGCGCATGATTGTGCCAAGAAATTCAATTATGATTATGAAGAAGCAGAGGCGCAAGGACTTTATATTTTTTGGCGTTGCGTTGAAATGTATGATGTTTCAAAAGGTTCATTCTCAACATTTCTTTATGCTTGGTTGAATTCAATTTATGACTATATTAAGCATGATTTGAAAAACCAAGGAATCAGTTTTGAAAAATATATTTTGGGTTATGATTCCATTCACTGCGAACTTGAAGACGATAAGTTCACCATAGAATCACAAAATTACAATAATCCCACATTGAAGGATTTTTTGAAAGCATCGAAAGAAATTCTTTCTGTCGAAACATTCACGGTTTTGAAGTGGATTGTGAATCGTGAATGGGAAAATGAATTTTCAAAAGTTTCAAGAAGTGCGATAAGTAAGAAATTTAAGTATTCATACAACAAAACAAAACAAATTTGGGAAGAAATAAAAACTTTTTGGAATTCTTACGGTGTAGAATTTTACGCATGACGGAGCAAAAAATGAGATTATGGCATAAAGATTTGGTTCCGTATTTGCCGAGACAACAATTACTGACTTAACGGCGGGAGTGTTGTGCAACTTGTTCAAATATTGCGAATAAAGGAACCTGGAGATAAAAGATGATAGATTCAAAATCTGTTTTATATTCTAATGGTTGTAATGATGAATGTTACACTCCGATGGGAGGAATATATCCTATCTTAAAATATATTCCAAAAGATTGGGTGGTTTGGTGTCCATTTGATACGGAGAAATTTTTATTAAATATGAGTTAAAATCTATAATAAAATTACAGAGGAAAATTAAATGATTGATTCTTTGAAGATAAAAAATATTCAGAGTCATAAAGATTCCGAGTTAAAATTTTCAGACGGAGTAAATGCGATTGTCGGAACCTCAAATAATGGAAAATCCGCTATACTCCGTGCTTTGATTTGGGCAATAACAAATAGACCGCTTGGTCTTGATATTCTTTGCAGTGATTGGGCACTTGATAAAAAAGGAAATCAAACTTTACCAATGGAAGTTGAAGTTGAAAAGAATGGTCATACACTTGTCCGTTATAAATCAAAAACAAAGAATCAATATTTACTTGATGATGAAGAATTGAACGCAATAGGAACGGATGTTCCTCCCGAAGCAAAAAAGTTTTTTTCCCTGTCAGAAACGAACATTCAAAAACAACAGGAAAAACCGTTTTTGGTTTCTGAAAGTTCAAGTGATGTTGCGAAATATTTTAACTCAATGATGGATTTGAATGTTATAGACAACATTTTGAAAAAAACGGAAGCAAAAAAAAGAGAAATCAGAAACAATAAAATAAATTGTGAAAACACATTGAAGATTTTGAATGATGAATTTGACAATCTCTCATGGGTGGATAACGCAGAAAATTATCTTGAAAAAATTGAAAAGTTAGAATCAAAACAAACAAAGAAAAAATCGATTATAAATGAACTTGAATCTTCCATGAATGAACATGAAAAAATGATTGAGTTGAAAAATTCTTTGAACATGAAAAAAGCGGTGAAATATATTTCAAAATTGAATGATTGCCGAATTGAAGTGAAGGAAAAAACATCGATTTTTGATGGTTTGAATGATGAAATTTTAAAATGGGAAGAAAATAAAAACACATCCGAAAATCTTGAAAAAACAAAGAAAGCAAATAAAATAATTCCATTATTAAAAAAATATGATTCCCAAATAAAAGAAAATGAAATTGAGGCGATAAAATATTCGCTTTCGGTTTTTGAAGAAAATGAAAAATTCAAAACAATCATTGCTTCATGCAAGAAAGCAAAAAAAGTCATTTCCGAGTTAAAGAATTTTGAAATGAACGATGATGAAGAAAAACAGTTGAAAGAATCTATAATAAAGTATGAAGAAAATGAAAATGAAATTTCAGAATGCGAAAAAGAAATGAAAGAAAATGAATCATTACTTCCCGATGTTTGCCCGACTTGCGGTCAACCGTGGAATAAATGCAAGGAGAAAAATAAATGAAAGACAGTCAATTGAAGGAATGCATAAGTGATTTTGAATTACTTAACGGTGAGTTGGTAAAAAATTGTGAAATTGAAAATATACTTTCTGATGATGTTTCAGAAATGGATTATTATAAAATTTTTATTGCGGTTCTTTTGAATCGTTTGAGAAAGGTCAGACCCGATTTATTTGAAAATAAAAAAGTTATATTTTCCGTTAAATATTCAGAAAATAATTTTTCAATGCCCTACTATGAACTTTCCGATTTGTTGAATAATGAAAAACCGGTCAGTGATTTTGAAATTTATGCGTTTACCTCTAATTCACGAAAAATTATTTTCAGAGCGAACGGTGTGGAATGGGTGAAAGTATGAAAGGAATTATAACGGCAGATTGGCACCTTCGAGCAACAAGACCTCAATGCAGAATTGATGACGATTGGATTTTGACTCAAAAAAATGCCTTGAACCAAATAAAAAAATATTCTGAAAAATATGACTGCAATGTGTATTGTGTCGGTGATGTTTTTCATGCCAATTCCGATGTAACCTTTGAAGTGCAAAATTTGGTGATTGACTTTGCCAATGAATTATGCACTCACGGTCATTGTTTGGGCATTATTGCCGGGAACCATGATTTGCCGTTTCACAATTCCGAAAATATAAAACGCTCTGCCATAGGCGTTATTCTTGAAGCAAGAAATGTTCATTATATTTTGGATTGTGTGAATGATGAAAGTCAAGAAGATATTTCCGCACCAAATTTTGATGAAGAAGTCGAAAATAAAAAATTTATTTTTCGTCATGTTTTGACATTCCCAAATTATAAAGCGGTTCCGTTTGGTGTTGTTGACGCTTTGACGGCAAAAGATTTGCTTGAAGAAAATACGAAAGCAAAATGGATTTTTACTGGTGATTATCATAGAAATTTTCATTATGAGAAAAAAGGAAGGCATGTTATAAATCCCGGTTGTTTGTTGCGACAAGCAAGTGATTTTGAAGATTATCAACCGGTGGTTTATTTTGTTGATACAGAAAAAGAAATAGTCGAGGAATTGCTTATAAATGATTCTCTAGAAAATATGGATACAAAATACATTGCGGTAAGAAACGAAAGGGAGGAAAGAATTTCCGCATTTGTTGAAAGTCTTTCCGACTCTCAAATTATGACTTTGGATTTTGTGGAAAATGTGGAAAAATCACTTGGTTCTGTTGATGATGAAGAATTGAAGAAAACGGTGAAGGAGTTAATTTATGAGTGCTGATGAGACGCCCAATTATGAATTGGTTGAATATAAACAGAAAATAATTAAAAAATTATTCGGTCATAGAAAATTGAGTGATTTTTTTAAGGAGTATGACGAGTTAAAAAAGCATTTTGAAAATCAAAAAATAGAAAATTATTCTGATTTTGTGGATTTGTCAAAAACAGAAAAGTTTTTGTTTTTGAGATATAGAATGATGAATAATGTTTTTAATTTTAATATATAGGAGATTGAAATGAAAAAATCAGAAATTGAAAGAGTGGAAGAAATCGAGGAAATTATTAAAAAAGCTCAATTGAAATCCGCAAAGGCTGAAGGCGTAATTGAATCGATTGAAAAAGAATGGGAAAAGAAATATGGCACTTCCGATGTTGAAGAAATAAAGAAAATTCAAATTGACTTGCAGAAAGAAATAACGGAATGCGAAGAAAAGGAGTCCGAGTTGCTGGAAAAGCTTGAAAATATTTGCGACTGGGATGAACTCGCAAAGGAACTCGATGATGAATAAAGATTATAAAGAACTGATTTTGAAAACAAAGGGAAGAAAAGAATTCATTGAAAAACAAATTTCAAAAACTAAAACCGAACTTTCCGCATATTCTCATAACTTGGAATTGGTGGAAAAAGCACAAATCTTCCTTCAAGAAGTCGCAAGAAAAACGCAAGAGAATTTGAAATATCAAATTGAAGATGTGGTGAATCTCGCTCTTGAAACCTGTTTTCCCGGTGAATATAAATTTGAAATTAAATTTGAACTTATGAGAGGAAAAACAGAGGCGGATTTGTTCTTTACATCACAGAAAACGGGGAAAAGAATTGACCCGATAAATGCAAGTGGCGGTGGTGTTGTGGATTTGGTTGCGTTTGCGTTGAGAGTCAGTTTTTATGCTCTTGAAAGAAATACCGACAATGTTATAATCTTAGACGAGCCGTTTAAGTTCATTTCACGAGATTTGGTGGCGTCGGCGTGTGAAATAATGAAGCGGTTGAGTGACAAAATGAAAGTTCAATTTATAATTGTTACTCATCTTCCTGAGATTGTGGAAATTGCGGATAGAGTATTCACCGTAAAAAAAGGCAAAGACGGAGTGAGTAGAATTAAAGTGAGTTGACGGATGGTTATTTTTGACGGTAAATATTTATGTGTTTCTTTGACTAAATCAAAGAATTATAAAAAACTTCTGAAAATTGCGAAAGAGCAAGAAGATTTTGAATATATCCCATCTGTAAATGTTCTTTGTTTATTGCCTACCAAAAACAATGCGAAAATATTAAAAGAACTTGGTTATCCGTTTGATTCAACCGCACTTCCATTTTTAAGAGAAAAGAAAACAGAACTCCCCGATGGTTTAATGCCGTTTCAGAAAGAAGGAGTTTCTGAAATGTTGAAACGAGATTTTAATACACTTCTTGCCGACCCGATGGGTCTTGGTAAAACCGTTCAAGTCGCGGTTTATTTGAAAATGCGAAAAAACGCCTATCCTGCTTTGGTTGTTTGTCCTGCTTCATTAAAAGAGAACTGGCGCAGAGAAATAAAAAAATGGTGCGGTGTTGATTCTGTTGTGGTGTCGGGAACAAAAATTGAAAAACTAGAAGAATCAAAAGTTTATATAATTAATTATGACATTTTGGGAACGGAAAACAAAGAAGAAAAAGAAAAAGAACTTGAAAGAAGAAAACGAGCGAAAGAAAACGGTGAACCTTTCAGAAAGGCATTTATACCGACTTATGGTTGGTGCAAAGTTTTCGAAGACATGAAATTAAACACAATAGTGGGAGATGAAGTTCAGTATATAAGTGGTGAAGAAACAATCAGAGCAAGGGCATTTTTGCAATTATGCAAGAATAAAAAACATGCCGCAAAAATTCTTGTTTCGGGAACTCCATATGAAACAAGAACCGCTCAATTTTATAATGCTCTTCATATCATTGACCCAAAAGTATTTAGTAGTCGTTATCAATTTTTAATGAGATATTGTGACCCGATAAAAACACGATACGGTTGGCAGTTCAAAGGTTTGACTAATGCGGAAGAATTAAGACAGTTGATTTCTAAATACATGATAAGACGAAATAAAAGAGATGTGCTGCCGCAACTTCCGCCTAAACAGAGAATTGTGGTGCCTCTTTCTGTCACGAAAACGGAAAGAAAAATTTATAATGATGAAGACATACAATTCGAGTTGGATATTTTACAGGGAAAGAAAAAGAAATCGGAACAAATTGGTCATATTGCGACAATGAAGAAAAAAGCATTTGAAGCAAAAGAAAACGCATGTTTGACTTGGATTAAAGAATTTATCGAATATGAGGGAAAATTGGTGGTGTTTATTTATCATCATAAAACTTATGATGATTTGATGAATAAGTTTGGGAAGATTGCGGTCGGAGTAACGGGAAAAACACCGACAAAACAAAGGCAATTGATGGTGGATAAATTTCAGAATGATGAAAAAATAAAATTGTTTGTGGGTCAAATTGAGGCGGCGGGCGTGGGTTTGACATTGACCAAATCTCATGCGACTTGTTTTATTGAATTTGGTAAAACACCCGCGCAACATTTGCAGGCGGAGGACAGAGTTGACAGAATTGGTCAAGAGGCGGACAACATTCAAGCATATTATTTGGTTCTTCCCGATTCCGTTGATGTAGATGCCATGGAAGTCTTGAATTCCCATAACTCTGACATTACGGAAGTAATGGACGGAAAAAAAGAAATTTTGTTTGGTGATTCTGATATGTCAGAAAGTATTTTGAATAAATATAAACAAAGAAAAAAGCTCATAAAATCATCGTGAACCGCTCCTCCTGCCGTTGGGAGAGCGTTATTTTAGTTAAATGACAAATTACTCGATTTTATTGAAAAACCGCCAAAAAATTATGCGGAAAAAAGCGGTATTTTTTTTAACTTTTTTAGTAAAAAGAGATTGACAAAATATAAAATGTATGATACATTATAAGTGTAGGAACGAAATAGAAGTTCTTGCAAGGAGTAAATTATGGGAAAGAAAGAATATGAATTGAAAATGAAGGAAATGGGATTTAATCCCGCATGTCGTCTCTATTATCATTATGAAGATATGATGACTCAAAAAAGTGCAAGAATTTGCACTTTGAGAGATGCGGAAGAATTGGTAAAGGGTATTCAGTATTTCAACAGTGATTTATTGAAATAAATAAATATTTTCAGTTTGTCGGTTCTGATGTAAAAACCGATAAAGGAGTAAATTATGAAAACAACGGTAAACGGAAAAGAAATCAAGGTTTTTGGTAGAAATGATATTTCAATTGTTTTTACTCAGAAAGTAAAAGAAATGCTTAGTCAGGGTTTTGTGTTCTGTTTTGACGGCGGAACACAGGGAGAGGAAGGAAAGGTTTGTTTGACAAATGACGGTGGTAAAATCGTTTATGTTTTCTATGTTCATAAAGAATATGAAATGATGAATGATTCTTGGTCAAGAGATAAAGTCATTTATATTACCGGTGAAAAGTTTATAAGGGAATATCCTAATAAAACATTATGGTTGGGGAAAGGTGAAAAGTTCTACGACCAAAAATGGTTCTGCATTGATGAAAGAAAAGATGTGTATGTCGAAACAATTGAGGAGTTCAAGGAAATTGAAAAAATCAGTAGTGCGAGGAGTGAACTTCGCTGGAAATGTAATGAAATGGACAGAATGGTCATTCTTGGCGAAAAATGTCACAAAATCGCGGTTTCGATTTTGAACAAGAGAAAAGGTTATAAATCGGTGAAAGTTCGTCATATAAAAAGAGTTGAAAAAAGAACAAACGGTAAATATTATGTTATTTTTGAAAAGAGTGGTAACGACCATCTTGTTTCTCTGTAAATGATTTTTACTCCGTATATAAATAAAATATACGGAGTAAATCTATAATAAAAATAAACGAGGTTAAATTATATGAAAATCACGAAAGAAATAACTTTTGATTCCGCTCATATGTTGTCGAATTATAATGGAAAATGTAACAATTTACACGGTCATACATATAAGATGCAAATTGAAGTAGAAGGAGATGTAAATACTTATACTTGCATGTTGATTGATTTTAATGAATTAAAAGAAATCATAAACGATAAAATTATGCAGAAGTTTGACCACGCACTTATTTTTTCTGATTCTTCCCACCGTGAAGAGGCAGAGGAAGCATTGTATGAATGGGCGAAAAAATACAATAAAAAATATTATGAAATGAAATATGGTAAAACCACTTGTGAATATATGGCGCCTGAAATTAAAACTATTTTGCAGAGTGCATTGGTTGGTGTAACTGTAAAAGTAAAATTATGGGAAACACCGACTTCATTTGTAGAGGCGTAAAAATGGTTAAAAATAATAGGTTATGTGTTTCTGAAATATTTGAAAGTATTGATGGCGAAGGTTATCACGCAGGAAAAGCAACCGTGTTTTTTAGAACCGTTGGTTGTAATTTGCGGTGCTCATGGTGTGATTCGCAATATACTTTCCATGCGGAAGACACAAGTAAATGGTATTCAATTTTTGATGCCGAGGAAAAGGTAAAAAGTTATGGTATCAAACACATAACAATTACCGGCGGTGAACCACTTTTGGAAGAAAACAAAGAATGGATGACATGTTTCATTGAAGATTTGTTATTGTCCGGTTTTCAAATTGACATTGAAACGAACGGAGCAATAAATCTTCTTTATTGGAAAGAAAAATTTCAAACCAATGATGTTGTTTTTATTATGGATTGGAAAGCTCCGGCATCTAAAATGAATGAATTTATGGTTGAAGAAAATTTGGCATATTTGGACGAAGGAGACATAATAAAAATTGTTGTTACCGATGATGATTTTGATGAAGTAGAAAAAATCATTAATTCTGATACTGAGGCGCAAATTTATATCTCGCCTGTTTTCAAGCAAGTAACAATGAGTAAAATTCCCGAGTTTATTTTGAAGCACAAAGATTGTGAAAATTTGCGTTGCCAAATTCAACTTCATAAAATATTTTGGGAACCTGACCGAAGAGGAGTATGAAATGAATTATTCACAAACTAAAATTAATGCAGAAATTAATCCACAATTTGACCGGGAAAAAATCATGGAATCGGTCAAAATGTTTCTTTCTGCAATCGGAAGAAATTTGGACGAACCCGGTTTGAAAGGAACACCGGACAGAGTCGCAAGAATGGTCGAGGAAGTTCTTGAAGGTGAACTTTATACGAATGAAGAAATTGCCAAAACATTTTCGACTTGTTTTGATTACAAAGGAGATGGTTTGGTTACAGAACTTCACATTCCCATTTTCAGTTATTGCGAGCATCATTTGGCGTTGATGTATGACATGGAAGTTTCAATCGGTTACATTCCAAAGGGAAAAGTGATTGGTCTTTCTAAAATGGCGAGGATTGCCGATTTGTGTGCCAAGCGTTTGCAATTGCAAGAAAGAATTGGTTCTGATATTGCGGAATGCATTAAGATTGCGACCGGTGCGGACGATGTTGCGGTTGTTATTACGGGCGAGCATTCTTGCATGACGGCAAGAGGAATTAAGGCAAGAGGCGCAAAAACAAAGACCGCGACTTTATTGGGAAAATTCAAAGAGGATTCCTCTTTGAGAAATGAATTTTATAAATTGATAGGAGAATGAAAATGAACATTCAGAAAAAAGAACTACTGGAAATTCTTTCAAAGTGTATGCCCGGTGTGGAAACCGGAAAGAATTCAATTGAAGGAGCAAACACATTTATTTTTACAAAGGGAAATGTGTTTACTTTTAATGATTCGATTTCGGTAACCGTTCCGTTGAAATTGTCGGGACTTATGGACGAACTTGAAGGAGCCGTTTCTGCAAGTGAGTTCTATAAAATCATTCAGAAAATGCCGAAAGATGAAATTGAAATTGAATCGTCAGAAAAGAGTTGGCATTTGAAGAGTGGAAGAAGTAAAATTGAAGTCAATTTGATTGATTGCGATTATTCCAAACTTGAAAAGAATTTGGACAGAAGTGGAAAATGGCAGAATGTGGCAGAAGATTTCCTTTCCGCATTGAGGATTTGTTCAATCAACTCAAACAAAACAAAATATTCGGGAATTGTGGTAAAGGGAAATTGCGCGTATTCGACTGACGGTGTTCAGATGAATAAGGCGACAATGAAAACAGAAATGCCCAGTTTTTGGATTTCTGATTCAACGGTAAAAGAATTGTTGAAATTGAATAAGTTGGACAAGGTTCAACAAACGGGAAATTGGTTGCATTTTAAGACCGGTGACATTTATTTCTCTGTAAAGGTTCTTGACATTTCGCAGTTTCCGGTTGAAACAATTGAGAAGGTCCTTGATGATTCAGAGGGAAAGGCGGGAAAAACGGAATTTCAATTCCCGAAGAAAATCAAAGAAGTCATCGACCGTGCTTCATCTTTTGCCGGAAAAGAGCAGGAATATGATGTGGTTAAAATCAGTGTCAATGAAGAAAAGATTTTTATTTCTTCCCGATGTTTTGCGGGTAATTTCAAGGAATCGCTTAAATGGGATTCCGACATTAAGGGAATCGAACCGTTTGTCATTTATGTCGATTCTACCATGATTCTTGAAATGCTTTCAAGGACAAGTAAGTTCAAATTGGTAGAAGGACCGGTGAGAGACGGAAAGAAAACAAACCGACTTCTTTTTGTTTCTGAAAACTCCGTAAATCTTATGGTAACGATTTCAAGTGGTAATGATGACGAGGAGTAAGTGAATGAATTCTCTTTTTTCTTTTGACGAATTGGCGGAAATAAAATCCACGGAAAAAGTGGCTAAAAAGGTTGCCAAAAAGACCGATGTGCCCAAAAAAGTGAAGCGTGAATATAAAGTCATTCCCGAAGAAAAAAGAGTTCACTTCACGCATAAAGCAAAACTTCTTGAAAATTACGATGATTTCACAGAGGAGAAATTTCCCAATTCTTTGAACTTCTATGATTTCGAGGTTTTTAATTATGATTGGATGGTGGTAATTATAAACCCGGTCAAGAAGATTCAAAGAATAATTGTGAATGAATCGGAAGAGTTAAAAAAGTATTTTTCAAGGCATAAAAAAGAATTTTGGTGCGGTTACAATTCTAAAAATTACGATACTCAGATTATGAAAGGAATTTTACTTGGTCTTAATCCAAAAGAAGTTTCCGACAAAATTATTGAGGACCATTTGAAAGG